ATGAAAAAAGACCAACTACGATACCTCTTCGCTATACTGTTGGCTATGCTAAGCCTTACGGCATGCCAACGGCGAAACAATGCGTCTGAATCATACACCGAAAGCCAGCGGCTGCAGCTCGACACTTCAGCGATACGCAGCAAGAACATCGACTCGCTGACTGCACTCGTGAACAGATACAAGAAATCGGAAGAGCGCGACAAGGAGATGGCGGCATACGCCGAACTGGGTCACTGCTTCCTGAACGCCAACCGCTACACCAGTGCGATAGCGGCACACCAGCAGCAGCTCGAAATCGCCACAGAACTCGACGACACGCTGATGAGGGCTAGTGCGCTGAACGACCTTGGAGTGAACTACCGCAGAATGGGACTATACTACGATGCCCTGTCAAACCATCTCGCTGCCGTGGAGGTGAGCTCTCTGTCAATACAGGAGGCGAGATACAAATATCTGAAGTGTATGGCTATCGGATACAACGGATGCGGAAACTCGTATATGGCCGTGGGCCACTACCAGAAAGCTGACGAGATGCTGAGAAGAGCGCTCGCCATAGAGACGAGGCTGGGCAGCGACCTGGGAATGAACGTGGACTGCTCTAACCTGGGAATGGTGTTTGAGAAAAGGGGAATGATAGACTCCGCACGGATATACTACAACCGTGCCATGTATCACAGCAAGAAATGCAACTCGCGGACCGGAGTGGCATACTGCTACATGCATCTTGGAAGTCTGGAGATGAAAAAAAACAGGTATGAGAACGCCATAGAACTGTTCAGAAAATCAATGGGAACGATAAACCGCGACCGCGACGCATGGCTTTGGCTGCAACCTTGTTCGGCGCTCGCCGAGGCGTATGTGGCTGCAAACAAGCCGGACAGCGCATGGAAATATCTGGAGACTGTTAGAATGCAATCCAACGAAATCGGCACAAGGGAATATGACCCGAGAATACTGAAGATCCTGTCGGAACTATACAAGAGCAACGGCAACTACCAGAAGGCACTCGACTGCTACGCCAGGGCGAAGAGCATAGAGGACAGCACGATGAACGCCAGAAACCTCTTTGAAATCGAAAAGCTGCACAGCAACCTGAGCCAGAGGCAGAAGGAGAAGGACAGGATGCTGAACGAGCAGCACCTGAACGAGCAGAGAATGCAGAAATGGATGCTTGCCGCCGCCGCCATACTGCTGCTCGGCATCACGCTGATGATGGCATACACACTGAAGGCAAGACGAAAATCGTTTGCCATGCAACAACGATACATGAAGATGAAGGAGAACTTCTTCACCAACATCACCCACGAATTCCGCACACCGCTGACGCTGATCCTCGGTCTGAGCCACGACATGGCGAAGGACAAGAAGAACCTGGACGACGACAGCCGGAAGAAGATGATGACGATAGAGAAGCAGGGACGCAACCTGCTCATGCTCATCAACCAGATTCTCGACATTTCGAAGATAAAGTCGAACATCGGCAATCCGGAATGGACCAACGGAAACGTGTGTGCCTACGTGGAAATGATAGTGGAGGGATACAAGCCGTATGCCACAAACAAAGGAATCGCATTGCAGTATGTGGAGAAAAACCAGATGGCAATGGACTTCATACCCGACTACATAAGCAAGGTGATGAACAACCTGCTGTCAAACGCCATGAAGTTCACTCCCAAGTCGGGCAAGGTGAGCGTCATCACATGGTGTGCCGACAACATGTTCTATCTCGACGTCTGCGACACGGGCAGCGGAATAGAGGCTAACGCCCTGCAGCATATCTTCGAACCTTTCTATCAGTCGGAAAACGGAAAGGAATATATCGGCACCGGCATCGGACTGCCCATCGTGCAGTACGCAGTGAAAGCTCTCGGCGGAGAAATCAAGGTGGAGAGCAAGGTGGGATATGGCACGACATTCCATATCTGCATACCGGTAAAGAACAACGTGAAGCGGCATTTCGAGATGACGGCAGCATCTGTCATAGTGGAGAACACGGAATCTGAAGACATGACGAAGCAGAATGCCGACAAGAAGAGCGGAAAAGAATACACCGTGCTTGTGGTGGAAGACAACAGGAGCGTGGCACAGTATATCGGCGAACTGCTGGAGGACAGATATAACGTGCTGTATGCGGAGAACGGACAGGAGGGACTGGACAAGGCGAAGGACGCAATGCCTGACATCATCATGAGCGACGTGATGATGCCGGTGATGGACGGATATGAGATGTGCCGGAGACTAAGAGGCGACGAGAGCGTGGCGCATATACCTATAGTGATGGTAACGGCGAAGATTACCGACGAAGACAGGCTCTGCGGTCTTGAAGCCGGTGCCGACGCATATCTCACAAAGCCTTTCAACAGCAGCGAACTGCTGATCAGAGTGGACAAGCTGCTGGAACAGCGACGCAAGATTGCATCTGACATACGCCCCGACAGTGAAACAGAGGCCAAGAACGAAGAAAACGCGATAGGAGACGAGGACCGCATATTCATAGCCAAGGTTACCGACGCCATATATGCCATGATAAGACAGAACAAATGTGCCGACGTGCGTTCGATATCGGCAACGGTATGTATGAGTCCGAGCCAGTTCTACCGCAGGATGAGCGACACCACAGGTCTCACCCCAGCGTCATTCATCCAGCGCGTCAAGGTGAGGAAAGCCTGCATGATGCTCGATGCCGACCCTACCTCTCTGCTCACCGACGTGGCTCTGCGTTGCGGTTTCAACGACTATTCCTCTTTCATCCGCGCCTTCCGCAACGTCTGCGGCATCACCCCGAAACAATACACCAGAAGCGAATCAGCAAGACCGGTGGTGTAAAAGGAAGGAAGTTTCAGCACAACATGTAATTGATGAATTGACTACTTTATGCAGACTGAGATGGAAGAGATGTTACCACCTAAATAAACGAAAAACCAAGAAATGCTCAAAAACTGTCAGATTATCTGGTTTTTTGTCATAACACTCTGACAAACAGACGGTTGACCACCACCCGATTGTCAGTCAATTGTCTGGATGGTTGGCTGATGAAAGGAATTGTCAGATGTGAGTAATTCAGACTGCAGGAATTGCATGCGTTGGCAGAATCCCGACAACAGGAATATGGTGTTACAACATTAACTTATTGGTCAGACGTCTGACAGCAATTCTGCCCATCCTGGGCAAGCAGCGTGCCCCTGATGAGAAAGCAGCGTACCCCTGTTGGGCAAGCGTCGTGCCCATTTTTGTTCAAATATGCTTGTCTACTGTCTTCTTGGCGGATATGTTTTCATCTTTGAAAATATAAATAAAAGAACTATCCGAGCCACTTGCACGAGACGTGTAGGTGGCTTTTCCTTTTATATATAATAATGTCTCCGCCCTCTATTTCCTAAAATCCCCGAATCGGCCATTCGGGCAAAAAGCAACAAGGGCTAAAATATTGCAACGCAATATCCTAACCCTTGTATTGTCGGGATGACTGGACTCGAACCAGCGACCTCACGCCCCCCAGACGTACATTTTATACTAATTAAATCACTGATGTTCAATATATTACAAAATTACATCTTTTTACTTGCAAGTTATTTGCGAGTATTATAATTTCAAAAGGATATGTTTATAAACATTAATATTGTTAATTATGGTTTCTTATCTGCATATATTGTCATATATTACATATCTTTGCACAAAGATATAAACATACAATATTATGGTGACATCAATAGAACCAATTCTGAATCCAAACGGGCGATACAGCATTAAAGAGACTTGTGAATTGTTGGGAATACACAGAAATACCTTACGGTCTTACGTCAAGGCCGGGTACATAAAATGTGTTATCAAAACACATGGAACGCGATTTAGAGGATTTGATATACTCAATTTTTGGAACTCTTTTGTTTGAACATATCTCCTATTCCAAGAAGCAGCCAGTCACTTGATACCCCAAAATCTTTTACAATATAGGCGAGATATTCTACACGTAATGTTCTTTTATCTACATTACTTCGCAGTGTATTCATGTTGCCGTAATTTAAGTTGTGTCTATCAGTAAATGTCTTTAGTCCTCTGATTTTACCTTGCACCTTTAATGTCTCTAAAGCAAGAAAGAATCTTTTAGATATTTGCTGTCCGTCTTCTGGTATTTTCAACATTATCTTAATGTTATTTTTTCTAATAAGTCCAATAATCTTTTATTGTATTCATCTTGCGCCTTCATATGATTGCATATTATTTCATTTTGCTTTTTTATAATCTCAAGAAGTTCTTCTGTTGATGTCGCATTGTGCTTAGGTTCTTTATATTGTGTGTCTACTACAGTAGGACCAACTTCTATTCTAAACGCATCAACATCTTCTTTCCCATATATGGAATATAGTTTTTCATATTGGGATTTTGTTAATTCAATATTATCACTTTCCATTCTTGATATACCAGATTGTGTTAACCCCAGTATTTCTGCCATTTTGGCTTGAAATAGTGAATGGGCTTGTCTAAATTCCTTTAATTTGAACATAATTTCATATATTTAAATAAAAAGACTTCATATATTTGCATATATGCGGATATATTTGTATCTTTGCATAAAGATATAAATCATAATGCAAAGATAATGGAAAATAAATTAAAGACCAAGTTTTTAAACGTTGAGAAGAGAAAAATGACATTAAAATGTTATTATAACAGTCTTCCTAAAAGCGAATCTCCTCGTTCCAATTTGATCAAAGAGATTTCTTTAAATTGTAATGTTTCCCAAACCACAGCTCGAAACTGGGTTTTGTATGGTGTTAAACCAAAAGTCAAGGAGCATATTTCTTTTTTATCTATGATTACTGGTATTAAGGAGGATTGTTTATGGTAGGATTGGAATTTTATCTTTACGAAGATGAACTTTGGTGTAAGACTAATGATGGGGAAAACTTTATCGTTGATGAAAGTAAAAAGGATTTGATAAGGTACATTCTTGAACAGATTAGGAATTATTATCCCGAAGCATATTCAGCTTTGTGTAATATATATTCTAAAAGCGCTTTAAATAATGAATATTACCAATATCTAATGGTAAGAAGATTTTGCAAATGCAACTTTTGTAAGCTTGACACAACATCTATGGATGTTGGTCCGGAGAGTAAATTTAACTTTGAAAAAGTTGAATGTCCATTACGTGGTGAATGTCCTTACGAAAGTATAGTATGTTGTCCGAAATTCAACTCTAATTTGTCACAAGCGGAACTCAGAACAATGAAATTGCTGTATAAAGGACTGTCAGTAGGAGATGCGGCAAAAGAACTATTCTTATCACCAAATACGATTAGGCAGCACATGAAATCCGTCTATGTCAAACTGGGGGTGCATAAAATATCAGAATTTATTAAGTATGCTAACGATAGAAATATGTTTAATTAAATAACAAAGTTTATGGCTATTATTAGAAAAAATGACGTTCTAAAAGAGCGTCCTGTTATTATTGTTTTGTATGGTACTCCAGGTACAGGTAAGACATCTTTGGCTACAACAGCCGAATCTCCTCTTTTAATTGATACGGATAGAGGTTTTGACCGTGCAGTACAAAGACCAGATGTCGTTATCACGGCAAGTAAATGGGAGGACATTTACAATGAAGATGTTATAGGAAAGTATGTTGTACAAAACAACAAGCAGGTTTGGCAAGCAGGTATAATATCTGAATGCAAGACAATAATTGTCGATACGGCAAAAGCAATGCTTGATGATTACTTATCGGCCTACGCAATAAGGCAAGACTACAAACTCGAAAAGAATTCTTTGAAGAGGTATGGCGCAATTGGTGACATGTTTAAGAATTTTGTGAATATCCTTAGGGCAAACAATTCTGATATAATTTTCATATGTCATGATAAAGAGACACAGGAAGGCGACGTTGTAAAGCATTCACCAGACTGTACTGGTCAATCGAAGGATTTGTTGATAAGAATCGCAGATCAGGTAGGATATATATGTAAAGAGAATAACAACCGTGTTATTAAGTTTGAACCTGTTGATAATAGGGTTGGAAAAAATGTTGCTGAAATACTGGATACGTGGATTCCTAATTATGGGACATCTGAATTTGATAATTGTATGGCATCTATTATCAATAAGGTGAAGAGAGCTATTGTAAGAAAAAGCGATGCACAAGTTGAAGCGCAAAAAAATATAGAATCTGCAAGAAGGAAATTAAGAGAAGCGAATACTGTAGAGGATGCTAATAACCTCATATCTGTAGCACATGGGCTTGCAAAGATTCATCAAAAGGCCTTTATGGAGCAGATGATAAAAGAACTGTCAGAGAAAGGCATTGATTTTGATAAAAAAACCAAAGCATTTGTAAAGCATGGAGAAGAAACTTCTAATTCGGGTAACGCTGCTTGAAAGTTTTCGTAGGTTTATATCTGATGATTATCCTTATGAAACAGAGGGAAAAGTTATAGATAACCTTACAAAAGCATTTGAGGGTAATGATCATACAAGGATAGGAACTGCCTTTCATTCCATTGTAGAAACAGGACGTCCGCAATGCGAGAAAGTTCCTGGAGGGATAAGGCATTATACCTATTACGGTAAAGACAAGTCTGAAAATATCCCTGAAGGACGCAAGTTCTCTTATGATAATGGCGATGCTGTCTTAGATATCAATCAATGCAAAGTTGCACTTGAATATAGAAATAAGTATATCAACGCTTTTCATGAAATTAGAGAATATAAGGATTATGGCAGAGCTATAGTAACAGGGTGTGCAGATGTAATAGATGGAATAGAAATTAGAGATATTAAAACTAAATATAGTCCAATTACAGACAAAGATTATATTGACAGTTGCCAATGGAGATTCTATCTTGATCTATTTGAAGCCAATGTCTTTCATTTTGATTTGTTTGAATTTAAGGGATATGATAAAGACAAGCATAAGGGTGATGTAAGAGGCTTGCCGCTTATTCCTTATTCTCCATCTATTACATGTTATCGATACCCACAGATGGAGCGTGACAATGCTGCTTTGTTAAACGAATTTATTGACTGGGTTGAATATAGAAATTTGTTAAATTATATACCTACATACAATTATGGCTAATACAATAACTGGAAGAATCCTAATAATAGGAGATATTGAAGAAATACAATCGAAGAATGGTGGTTCTGTCTTTCAAAAACGCAATATGGTGCTAAATTGTACACGTTCTGATTTTGGGCAGGTTTTTGAAAACTATCCATGCTTTGAACTCTTTGGTAAGCATTTAAATGATACTGATAACTTTAATGTCAACGATATAGTTACTGTTTCTTTTTCGATAAAAGGTACTAAGGTTGTTAATGTAGATGGCAGTGAAAAATTCTTTAATACTGTATCTTGTTATAAAATCGAAAAATACAAACGAAAAGATTACGCCAAGGAGAATGAAAATAAGGAAGGTGAAAATAATATTTCACTTGATAAAAACGAAAATCGCAATATGGATCAAGAGGCAATTGAAGATTTGCCATTTTAATTATGATATTCAATCTAAAGAATGAGAAAGATAGGCAAGATTATAAGGAGTATTGTAATGCTCTTTATAAACATGCAATTGAGCAAGACAAAACTATTATAGTTGAGGTTAAAAAGAAATACAGACCTCGTTCTCTTGCTCAAAACAGCTATTTGCATGTTTGCCTTTCATATTTTGCATCTGAATTTGGATATGATTTAGAATATGTAAAATACAACATATTTAAGCAAATTGTAAACAGGGAAATATTTGCGAAACAAAGAGAAAACAAAAGGGGGCAGATTGCTACGTATTGGAGGAGTACATCTGACCTTGATACAAATGAATTAACGATAGCCATTGAAAAGTTTCGTAACTATTCAAGTATGGTAGCAGGGCTATATATACCAGAGCCCAATGAAAATGACGCTATAATTGAAGCTATGAAGCAAGTGGCTTTATATGAAAAATATTTATGAAAGCAGATTTAAAAAATTACACACCAAAGAACGTAGAGTATGTTTTGGAAGATTCAGTAAAAGAATTGTTTCCACTTGCTCTTGACTTCCTTTCTATTGATGAGTCAAAAATGGAAGATGGGAAAAAACTTAAAAACAAGAGTGATATTATAAAATTTATAGGTAAACATTTTAATGCTACGTTCCCAGACAATGAGCTTGTAACTCGTTATTTGGACGACTTTGAAAAAACTAATATAAGAGAGGAATATTGTACTATTACTGAAAATGATATTCCTCAGAGAAAAGCAGAACTTGAAGAAGCAATAGAAAAGGCAAAAAAGATGAAGAAAGATGCAGAGGAAGCGTATGCATCAGCTCTTCTTGAAGTGGCAAAGTATGCTGCTGAAGTTAAATTAGGTACGACAGATATTCGACTAAAATCGAAAGATGTATTTTGCATAGCACTTGCCGGATACTACCTTGTGTATAATTGGGATAAAGACAAACAGTTGTTTGTTCTTGCTAAAGGGTATGAAGTCCCAGATAGAACAGAATTGTGGGCAAACGAAGAGAAAAATCGTGAGGCAATGAATAATCTTTTTGACTTGACTTTTCCCGAAGTAGAATGTTCAGATGATGATTTAGATATTGAAGAAAAAGGAGAATTTCCATTTGGTGAGTAATGTACATACTTAGAAGTTATCAAAGACAAGCCAGTGATGCTGCTATAAAGCTGCTCACTGGTAAGTCTGATAGGAATGGCATAATAATACTTCCAACAGGTGCAGGTAAGAGTCTTGTCATTGCAGATATAGCATCTCGTCTTGACGGTCCCTTGTTGGTGTTTTGTCCCTCCAAAGAAATATTGGAACAAAATTACTCAAAACTGATGAGTTATGGAGTAATAGATTGTGGGTGTTATAGTGCATCTGTCGGTTGCAAAGATATTAATCGTATAACTTTTGCAACGATCGGGAGTGTAATGAACAATATCCGAGATTTTGATTGTTTTAAAAATATCATAATTGACGAATGCCATTATTGCAATTCTAAAGCGGGACAATATAAAAAGTTTATTGAAGAGAAAAATAGACAGGTTGTAGGGTTAACCGCTACACCTTATAGGCTGACAAGGGCAAATGGTGGTAGTGTTCTGAAATTTCTAACAAGGACGCGTCCAAGGATATTCAATAAGGTGATATATTGTTGTCAAGTCAGCGAGTTGTTGGCTAAAGGATATTTAGCCGACTTGCACTATTATGATGTCACATCGATTGATTTGAGGCGAGTGAAAAGCAATTCAACAGGTGCTGAGTATGATGAAAAAAGTTTAACTGAAGAGTATGAAAGAAGTGGTTTTTATGACAAGCTTCTTGATACGACATGTAAAGTTCTTCATCCTAAAAATGGCATTCCGCGCAATGGCGTGTTGGTTTTTACTGCTTTCAAAAAAGAAGCTTTTAAACTTGTTGAAGGATTGCGAAAGAAAGGAATTTCCGCAGCAGTTGTTACAGGAGACACCCCCAAAAAGGAGCGAGAAATGATTCTGCATGACTTTAAGTCAAAGATCTTGAAAGTCGTTGCTAACGTTGGTGTTCTTACTACAGGATTCGATTATCCAGAACTAGACACTGTAATAATGGCAAGACCAACAAAGTCATTAGGATTATGGTATCAAATGGTCGGTAGGGTTATAAGACCATTTAAAGGGAAAGACGGTTGGGTAGTAGATTTGTCCGGCAATTATAAAAGATTTGGCGATGTCTCACAATTATATTGTTGGAGGCCACCTGGTACAACAAGATGGGATATTTATTCACGAGGAAAACAATTAACAAATGTAAGATTATGATGAAAATAAGATTTGGCACACAGGAATTTTGCAACGGAACTAATTATGTCACTAACTGCCCTTATGGTATTGAAGGCAGGTTTACGCATAAGATAATAATGGTTGGTAGTGTTGCATGTGAAAGGTGTGAATATTATATAGACAAAAAAGATAATTTCGTAAAATGTAATTATAACTATGTTTCCAATATATCGAAAAACAAAAAAAACTTCTAGTCGAAAAGAAAAGAGAAATAAAATTGATAGGCTTGACAGAATATTTGCCTTGTATGTTAGACTTCGCGATTGCATGCCAAGTGGTTTTGGTAAATGTATAAGTTGTGGTAGGATAAAGCCATTCAGAGAATTAGATTGCGGACATTTTTATGGACGAGCCAATATGGCAACCCGTTTTGATGAAGATAATTGCAATGCAGAATGCCATTTTTGCAACAGAATGAAGTCTGACCATCTTGTTTATTACCAAGATAATTTGATAAGGAAAATTGGAATATCTAGGTATTCTACACTTTCATCGAGGTCTAAGGCAACCAAGAAATGGTCTGAAGATGAAATAGAAGAGATGATTATAAAATATACAGCGGAAGTAAAGAGACTTAGTAGGGAAAAATGTATACCTGTAAAAATATAAAGTCACCTGTTTCACAACAGATGACTTTAGAACCAATTAATTCATTAAAGATTAATGAATTGCGTGCAAAGTTACAATAAATTTCAGACATATGGCAAATATTGTGGAAATTTATTTAATGCTACACGCTGCATTACTCCTACAAAGGTAGTCATTTTCTTGCTAAAAAGCAAGCTGTATGATATAAATTACGTTCAAAAATGTTAAAAAGTTTAGTATATTTAACTATATATATTTGTATATATGACATATTATTTATATATTTGCATAACGGAATGAATAATATTGATTCATCGTCAATTAATCTAATATGACATATGGCAAGTTATTTTAAACATAGTAGTGATTCACGGAATAAAGGCAATATAATGCAGCTCCGTTTGAAATACGGAATGGCAGGGTATGGCTTATATTGCTGTCTTCTGGAATTGCTTATTGATTATGGTGAGGAAAAATGTTTCCGTGACTATTCTTCTTTAGCTAATGAATTGTGTGTTGAAGAAGGAATGGTGAAGTCTGTAATAGAAGATTTTGGCTTGTTCGTTCTTGAAGAGAATTTTTTCTATTGTAGAAAAATAATGAATGAGGTGATATCCAAAAATAAAATAAGTAGATCACGGGCAGAAGCTGGAAGAAAGGGCGGAAACAAAAAGGCTGAAAACTTAGCAAATGCTACAAAAAACGTAGCAATTGGTAGCCCTAACTTAGCAAATGCTACAAAAAACGTAGCAATTGGTAGCCCTAACTTAGCAAATGCTACAAAAAACGTAGCAATTGGTAGCCCTAACTTAGCAAATGCTACAAAAAACGTAGCAATTGGTAGCGAGCGCAAAGAAAAAGAAATAAAGAAAGATAATATTTCCCCCACACCCCCTATAAAAGAAATAAACAAAGAAAAAGAAAATGTCCTTTCGGACAGAAGCGGCAATTCTGCCGCGGTTAAAAAACTTTACACTAGATGTAGGGAATTTTTTGAAAGCTACACAAACAAACAATATCACGATATATACTATTGGACTGCAAAAGATGCAGGGCAATTAAAAAGACTTTTAAATGCCATAAAATTCGCCAGGAAAAATCATCAGAAAAACGGACTGCCGGACCCATTGCCTGCAGATGACGATAGTGTATATTCGGCATATTGTACGTTTGTTACAAATGCTCACGATAATGGTGGATCGTGGATTCAGCAAAATTTTACGATGTCTATTTTAAGTTCAAAGTATAATGAAATCAAACAAACATTATGTAAAAATGGAAAATTGCAAAGTAACACAGGATGGTCTGCGCCAAAGCATACCGCCCAAGAGTATGATGAGGGGTTTGGGTCTTGACTACCCTCCTCGTGAAATAAAAAATTGTCTTTATGCCTTTTATAAGCAAGAAGTCGAGAAGCGTAAAAACAAAATGATATTTACGGATCAACTGAAAAATATAGTTTCAGATATAGGAGATTTCTTGACAATTGAAGACAGAAAGTATGGATTGTTTTTACCGGGCTATGTAGGTAATGGCAAGACGACAATGATGAAAGCTATCAGAGATGTGATTTCCTATCTAACGGAAAAAGGGATAATATCATATTATGAATGCTCTAAATATCCCTATTTCGTAACGGCTAACCAAATGGTGAATATTCTTATTTCTGACTTAACGGAATTTCGCAAGATGAAAGGCTCTAAATTTTTGTTTATAGACGAACTTGGTTCAGAGCAGACAAAGGTTTCTACTTACGGAATGGTTTATAGACCTTTTTATGATGTGTTAAGTTATAGATACGAGAACATGCTTCCAACATTCATTGCCTCTAATTTATCACCTTCTGACATAAGAGAAAAATATGAAGATGAAAGAATAATTGATAGAATGAAGGAAATGTTTAAAATAATAAGTTTTAAAATTGATTCGTACAGATGACTGAAACAAATAGTGTATATAGTTTAGTTCACGATATAGCGGCTGAGAAATATGTGATAGGCTGTATAATAATTGATAATACGGCTTATAATTCAGTAAGTCCAATTCTGAATGAAGAATGCTTTGTTGATAGTACGTGTAGGAAGTTATGGCAGCTCGTGACAATACTTGTAAAGGATGGGAGTCCAATAGATATGATTTCTGTTACTTCAAAAGCGAATAGTGACAAATTCAAATTGCCGCCAACTGAAATTGTAGATATTTGTTCTCATATTTATTCTACTGTACATTTGGAATACCATGCCCTGCATTTGCTTGACCTGTCAAGAAGAAGACGATTATGGAAGGTCGGAAATGAAATAATGAAAATTGGATATACTGAAGATATTGATACAGCAGAAGCGAAACAGAAGGCTATAGAAGGAATAAATGATGCGTTCTGTAAGGTTGATGGTATAACTACACTTTCCGATGCTTTGGTAAGTCTAAATGACATCATAAAACTAAACATGAGTAACAAGCATGTTACAACTGGTACTCCTACAGGATTTGAGGCGATAGATATTAAGGGTGGGTTACACAAATCTGATTTAATTATAGTTGCAGGTGAAACCTCTCAGGGAAAAACAAGCTTGGCATTGACAATAACTTCTTCTGCTATAAGTGCAGATGCAAAGGTGGCATTTTATTCAATGGAAATGACTAAAGAACAGCTTGCAGCAAGGTTGTTGGCTTCAAAAACGAAGATTCCTGCAAACTCCATTTTGTATGGAAATAATCTTACGACTTTTGACCTAGAGAATATTGATAAAGCAAGAGGTGAACTGAAAAGCGAAAACCTTTACTTTGACGACCGTAGCTCTTCAAACATTGATACGATTTTAATGTCTATCAGAACTATGAAAATGCAGTCTGATATAGACGGGGCTGTTATTGATTATCTGCAGATTCTGAGCGTAAATGCAAAGGGAAACGGATATTCCCGGGAGCAGATTATGGGCGATGCTGCGAGGCGTTTTAAGAACCTTGCAAAAGAGTTAAATATATGGATAATAGCATTGAGTCAATTGTCGCGTGATAACAATAATCCAGAACCAAATCTGAATAGATTAAGAGATAGTGGTCAGATTGCTGAAGCTTCAGATATTGTCATGCTCGTGTATAGAGCAGAATATTATAACAGAACTTATCCGTCCCCATATGACAATTTAGATGAATATCCTACAGATGGAACAGCTATGGTAGATGTTGCAAAAGGCAGGAATATAGGAACGTTTAAATTCTTTCTTGGGTTTGACAAGAATACTGCAAGTTTTTATAAGTCTGATAGAATACAGAATGAAAGTTCATATATAGAACCAATTGAGGAAGACGCACCTTTCTAAAACACTGATTATCAGTTATTTATATTTAGTATATTTAACAATAAAATCTATTAGTATATTTGCATATATGCAAATAAATTAGTACCTTTGCATATAGAGAAATGGGAGATTTGACTAATCAGGAAGCTCCTAATGTAGAACCAATTTAAATTAAAGAAAAATGAAAAAGTTAGAAGTTGTATTTTACAAAGAAGTCCGTCTCGGTATGGGAGAAACTCCAAGATTGGAAAAGGTGGTGTTTGAATATCCAATCAATGAAAGCTTAAAAGCCGTAGACAATATAAACGCAGCTTTCGACAAGGCAGTAGAATTAGGTCATAATCCTTATAAAAATATTACATTTAAAGGAATCGACTAATATAATATATAACGTTAGAACCAATTAAATTCAGAAGATTATGAAAAAACAAGATGAAATACAGATACTCCAGTCATTGAAAGGACATGGACAAGGTGATACATATTTTGGTCAATTCTTTAAAGACGAGGATATTGACAAGATGTGCGAAAACATAAAGAACGACTATCCCATCGAGATGGAAACAATGTTTAACGACAAGGCTGAGATAATGGAAAATCGCATCGTCAAGGAAAGAAAAGAAAGTGACGAACAGCTCCTTCGTCTTGCTGCTGAAATTCTTAACCACATCAACGACCCGATGAAGATCTATGCGGCGATAAAGGATGTGATTGGTCTGCCGAATATTCTAAAAGCCAAGTACGACAACAAATTGGACTTCACCAAAGAAGAGATAGATTTCTTGTACAAAAAAGCTAAAAATTATTTCTGATATGGAAGATATGATGATATGGCTCCCGATAATTAGCCTAACAGTAGGTTATATCGTAGGTATATACGTAGGACGTAATTTTAAAAAATTCACGGAGGAATAAGATGGCATATACGATATACATCTTAATACTTGGTGGTAGAGAAGTACAATAATAAAGCAAAAAATATGGAGGTATTTGTATTTATTCTAATGAATGGTTATGCTAAGGGCGAACCATTTAGAGCCACACTCGAAGAGGCTATAAAGGCATGTAAACATGATAGCTGTCTTATGTGCACAAGAAATTGGCTTTATCAGATAATTGATGGCAAGTATAAGGAGATTGGGTATACGATACTTGATGGTCCTTTTTGGAGATATGTAGAATCAAATTAATACACCTTTCACGAATGTTGAGTAAAAAAAAGAATATGGGAAATGAACATTTTAGACTGAGCGGTAGCAAGAAATGCAAGGAATTACTTGCAAAATATCCAGACTACAAGGTATACTGGCGCAGTGGTTTCCAGTACAGGGGCGCTGGAGAACAGGAAATGCCAAGAGACAGGACGGATTATCCCGTGTTGGAATACTTTGGCAACCTAAAGTATAGAATGATTTATGTTACATTCGAGGAAGCCATGCAACGTAAGTATGATTGGTCGGCAGCCATTGATATTGATGTTGATCATGAGAAGAAAGAATTGCATTTCAACGGGTTTAGCGAAAATGATTTGTATTGATTATGGAGAAGGTTTATGTAGTATATGGTTATGACTACCAGGCAAAGAAAGAAACGAGCTTTACGCTTGACAAGCGTAATATAACACCGTTTATATGTAGAGTATTTTCGAGATTGGAGGATGTTGAGAAATATGTTTTCGACTACTATAATGAACACGTAACGGATGATGTCGTGCTGAATATGTCAAAATCAAAGAATGGGTATTTTTCGGCAAATATGACAGACAGGCACGAGAACAACGGTGTTATTTATGGAACTGTCATTGAAGCCCAAGTTTCAGATGTAACTGAGGAAATTGGCGACAGCAATTTGTTTGACGACATCTTCAGTATTTTCAATGGATAGACGATTACGAATTTATAGTAAAAAATATAGATATGACAAGTACAGTAAAGGATTTAAGAGAAGCGCTCAAAGGAACGAAAGGTTCTGATTATGTAGAGATAATTATGCCATCAAGTAACGGAGGTAAATGGAGAATACCTATCAGAAGTGCAAGAAAAGAAAAAGGACGATTCATTATTGAAATCAACAATCCTCTTTAAAGCAAGGCAGATGCGGTAATCAAGCCGCTCAGACAGGATGCAATGTCCTGTCTGCCTACAAAGTGCATCATCAGCACCTGGCAGTCTTACAGATTTGCGGTTAGTAGTTACCTTTGAGCCGTTTCCTGCCACAAAAAACAAAGAAAGGACTGAAAGCGGAAATCGGGAGACAACCCTAAAATCGTGCGGAAAGGGACACTATTCCCACCACCAAACCTTAGTGACGGTGTAAAATCATAAGGGCGAGTCATAGACGCATTCTGTGACATCTATATGCTGATGTCAAATGCAAAACACAGGCTACATAGTTGTAGACGTAGGGCGCACAACGTACACCGTGCTTTTAAACAAAAAACATAAATGAACATGGAAAAAGAAATATTAGATGAGCTTATGAACGCTCACAGGAGTATAATTGCACTGTTGGAACAAGATATTACGATTCCTGTTCTGATTGGTGTAAGAGAGATACAGAAGAATTTGTTGAACATTCAAAATATCATATCTAATGAAAACAAGTGATACTTTCAAAAAGGTTATCAAAAGTTATCTTGATCAAAGAGCCAAAGATGATGGGTTGTTTGCCGCTCAATATGCCAAACAGGGCAAATCACTGGAAGAATGCTGCGACTTTATAATTAACGAGGTTAAAAAGAGTGGTAGAAATGGTTTTGACGATGACGAGATATTCGGTCTTGCCGTACATTACTACCAAGAAGACGACATCAAGGATATAAAGAAGATTGAAAATTGCCATGTTGTTGTCAATCTATCCGACCAGACAAAGGAAAATCTGGAACGAGAAGCAGAACTGGAATATAAGGCGCAGAAACTTGCCGAACTAAAAGCAAAGGACGCAAAGATATTGGAGAATAAGAAAAGGAAAGCGGAAGCTGCTAAGAGAAAAGATGAAGAAACAGGACAACTAAGTTTGTTTTAAATAATGAGGACGTGACGTATGAGACCGAGAAATAAATTAGAAAGACAAATCGTAGGATGGTCTACCCTACTGCCTCGCATATCATCAAAACAAGACAAGTGGGCTTTAAAACATTGCACGGATATGATAGCCGCTTATTCTAACAGCTCTCGCATAAGCCATGGGTGCTTCTACCTTATCACGACATACAAAGGATGGCAGGTAGTCAGATACTTTCAGATAAAGGCACATTACGCATACAGGAAGCTGAAGAAATATTACTATAAAGAGTGTATGCAACATTGGATAAAAGACGACAAGTATGTATTCTTGTCGTTGCCGCGTATGCAAGGCTGCATTAATGACGCATTTTCAAGTGGAGCAATGGAGGTAAGACGCGAGTATGGGCATTGTTCTCTTTTGTGCGACCCTCGCTATCTGGGATATGACAATGTATATATCTCTCGCTTACAGAAGCGTTTTCAATATGCATGGAGAAGCATGAAAGACGCGAAAGATAATGTATATGTATTTTTTAGATCTTTAGGCGCTTCTCCTTATTGTGAGACATTGTGGAGAAATCACCCAGACACGTTCAAGAAAGCTGTCTATCGCGACTTTGCTTTTGACAAAGATTTGATGTCAGCAATTAAAATTGCTGTGCGGTATAAGTATGACATTTCCTCTTCCCTGTGGTGGGATATGGTAGAGAATTTGCGTTATCTCAAAAAAGACCTACATAATCCAAAACTCGTATGTCCAGATGACTTAAACAAGGCGCATGACAAGTGGATGAAGCTCAAATTAAGTCGTATGAAGAAGATGTCAGACAAGATGAGCAAACTAAGACAACTGGCTTCCGAAAAAATGGAATTGCGACGTATTGAAGAGCAGCGTACAAGAATGGAAGAGCAGAAAGAATATGCCAAATCTGTGGCACAGGCTTATATTAACAAGCGTAAGCGATTCTTCGATTTAGACATAACTGATGGAATAATAGATATACAGGTACTTAAATCCGTTGAAGAATTTTATGAGGAAGGGAAAGAGATGTGTCACTGCGTATTTGCTAATAAATATTTTGATGTTAACAAAAAGCCGAATTGTTTAATTCTTTCCGCAAAGGTTAACAAAGAAAGAGTAGAAACGATAGAGATAGACATTAAAGAAAAAAGGATTATACAATGTCAGGGAAAGCATAATATTCCAAGCGAATACCATGACAAAGTAATAGCGCTAACTAAGAATAGCCTTGAGGGAATTTGTTCTTTGGCTTAAAATATCCGTTGCATATTTGCATATATGCAAATAAATTAGTACCTTTGCATATAGAGAAATGGGAGATTTGACTAATCAGCAACTCCTAATGTAGAACCAATTAAATTAAAGAAAATGAGAGCAATTAGAGTAAATAACGCTTCTAAGTCGATGGTTAACATACTTATTGAAGATGATAAAAGATTTGTCTATAGTAACGGAAAATTGTTGATTATGGGTACTGCAAATATAGAAAAGTTTAAAAACTACATATTTGCAAAAGGTTTATTAGAAGCTGATGTAGATAATCTTTCTTGTGATTTAGTAGAAGTATATGATGCAGATGATATTTATGATCTTTAAACGTATGCGGGCAACTTCTTCATTATAACCATGTATAAATATATGCACATATATGTTAATATTGTGTTAAATTATTCAATCAAAATGTTTAATCATTAAATAATTAGTATATTTGCTATGATGATATTTGACTATAAAAAAATACGAGAATACATTTCCAGGTGTAAATGGTGTTGGGCGCAGTCAATGATTGAAGTTCCACACGAATATATACATAGGGATAAGTGCTCTTTGACACGTGATGAATTCTATTATATTGTGAGTGCCCAAAGACAGGATGGTGTACATGAAAGGTGGTGGAAATACAATTTTCCTTATCTGTATATAGACGGTTACAAATACTGGACCATGGGTGACCCGTTTGAGACAACTTGGATATTGAACAGACAAAAAGTATTCAATGAATTTGATTTTTTAGAATGGCCGCTGCCGAGAATCTATACAGAACAAGAAATGGAAATTATGGGTAAAACTATAATTGCGTCATTTGAAAAAAACATCTTTGAAGCAGGAATAGGAAACGGAGACTTTGTTCGTTTGACTAAAATCCTTCCAGAAAAATATTACGGTGTAGACCCAAGCAAAAAGGCTATTGAGAAATTCAGAAGGGAGACGAGCGGTTTTTATCGTCGTTGTTCTACCAAGTCTTTTGAAGAGTCCATAAATAAATGGCTCTCCTCGGATAGTGTCGTAGTTATGACGTTTGGAACCGCTTCATACATAATGGAGCAATATTTGAAAAAATTGTCAGAAAGCGGATTGGAGTATTGTTTAACTTTCTATCGGGAGGGGTATAATCCGGAAGAATTTTCAGAGATGCATCATTTCGCATACAGCAAAAATAGTATAAAATCAATATTTCCTAATGGTAATATTTACAATCATAAGAATTTCATCACTATATCAAGTAAACAATTAAAATGGCAGAAACCTACAGTAGAAAATGATTTATTCCCAGTACGATGAAATAGCTAAAGATTACGACAAGCTTTTTCTCGATAGGAAAAGCCTCGTAGAGAATGCAGAGGTGGGAGAAATGCTCCCACCTCTTAGTGGTAAAGTGTTGGATATTGGGTGCGGTACAGGGATTTTGACAGAAATCAAGAAAGTAAATCCCAGAAATTATATAGGTATTGACCCAAGTATGGGTATGTTGAAATGTTTTATAAAGAAACATCCAAAATTTAGCAATTCGCTTATAAACAAGACTTTTGAGGAATCAGAAGTTGAATGCGATAATTTTGATGTTATAGTATCGCTTTTTGGCTCTGTGTCATATTTGTCAGCATTTTCAGTGGTTGAGATAGCAAACTCAAAAGCAAGAAAATTCTTGATGTTCTACAAAAAAGACTATCATCCAATAACCTACGAAAAATGCAATGTAGAATTTACTCACTATTGTTATCCTAAAGACTATTTGGAGAGACTGTTCGGTAAGGAAAACATATCAGAATATCACAACTATATAATTGTAAATGTATGAGCAAGCAAAGAGGAATGAAATATGATGGGAGTATTGATAAATACCCAATAAAGAAAGGAGATGTTTATGAGCTTGGAAACGGAAGTAAAATATCCGTGGCAGATATTACTGAAGGTATACCACAATTCTTAAAAGAAGCGGATTGTGTGTTTATAGACCCTGCAGGAAGTAAGGGCGTTTTGAAATCATATTACACGAAAGCAGACTTGGATTGTCCGGTTCAGTCATTTGATGAGTTCATTATACATATCAAGAATGCTATAAGGGAGATAAACCCTGAAAGGCTATTCGTGGAATGTTTTATGCGAAATAAGCAACAGCTTTTGAAAATGGTTGAAGAATTATTTCCTTGTGTTAGAGTATATAATTCGACTTATTATCATTCAAAGAAAAATCAATGTTGGATTTTACAGGGCACAAAAAATGAAGAAGATTGGAAACTTGATGGCGTAGACGAATGGGATGCAGTCTTTAATATTTGCGAGAATGTTCCATTTAAATCAATTTCTGACTTCTTTATGGGACAGGGGCTTGTTGCGCAAGCAGCATACAAGAATGGTAAAATCTTTTATGGTAGCGATATGAATCGTAATAGACTTGCCGTAGCTATAAATAAGGTTGCAGAAATGGGAGGAGAATGGAATATTAACAAATAATAACGCCTATGATTAAGTTATCTGAAATTATCATCTTAAATGTCCCCAAAAGGGAAAGAGAAGGAAAGTATTTAAAGAAGCTCATAGAAACAAGTTCAAAGGAATTTGGAATAAATGTGAGCATATCAATGGATAGAGGACTGGGACTTTGGGACAATTATTCCCATGCCCTTACAAAGGACATAACAGGGCAAGGTACTCATAGAATGGTTATTCATGATGATGTTACTTTTGACAGGAATATTTTATCCAAAATTCTTTATATCCTAAATTTCGCACCAGAACAAAATATAATTAGTTTTTACAACCCAACAAATGGCGATTATACAGATTGCTTTGCTAAGGGCAAGCATGTTATTTCAACCAGAACAAACTTTTGGTTACAAGCAAGCGTATATCCAAATGAACTTGCTAAAGACTTTGTGGAAACGTCTAATAAGATGACTGATGATCAAAGTCGGTATGATGATTCACGCTTGAAAGCGTATCTTCAGGCGAAAGGCATTGATTTGTATGCGATAGTTCCTGGTTTGATACAACATTTTGGTGCTTATCGTAGTACGTTTAAAAATCCCGGTTCTGTAGGTGGCATACAGAGGAATAGTAGCACATACGATAATCAGCTTGATGTTAAATCAATAGATTGGGATAGAGAATTTAAAGAACCATATCTTGCGAAATCAAGCAAGGATTGGGTTAAGGAAATAGTTAATAAAGAATTTCTTGATGAATACAAAAAACTCTAAAGATAACCTTGCATTAAAATTGGCGAAAGACAATATTGAGATTGAGCAAATTAAGCCTCTACGTATTGAGTACGTAAAAGTTGATGATATTTATCCTAATGATTACAACCCTAATACTCATGATGCAGATAGTTTTGATTTGCTAATTAAATCCTTATTGTATTTCGGATTCACACAACCCATAGTTGTCAACAAGCCTACGATGCAGATTGTTGATGGCGAAAACCGATACCGTGCAGCGTGTGTTATTGGCTATGAAATGGTTCCTGTGTGCTTTGTTGATTATGACGAAGAAAAATTACGTTACGCTACTATAATGCATAATGCTGCCCGAGGGCATAATAATGATGAAATGATGATAAGATTGAAAGACTATCTTGATGCCAATTTTAGTAATTCATCAGACAAAGTACTATTAAACAATAGAAAGAAATGATATTTTATAGTGATAAGAATGTATATGAAGCTGCACTTGACAGATTCCGATATATCTTTCGTGAGTTTTACGGAAAGCGCAAGATTATCGTTACAATGTCAGGTGGAAAAGACTCGACAGTAGTCTTGAATCTGGCTCATGAAGTAATGCAGGAAATGGGCATAGAGAAAATACCTGTGTTGTTTCTTGACCAAGAAGCCGAAACACCGATGACGATAGAATATGTTAGATACATCATGCATCTTCCTTGGGTTGAGCCTTATTGGATTCAGTCTTTTTTCAGAGAATGGAACGCTTCAAAAGGCGAATGGTTTAATGTGTGGGGACCAGGTGAAAAATGGATAAGAGAAAAAGAGCCTGATTCTTATGGTGATTTAGATATACCACACAATACATATTTCTCCAAAACCCTCGATCAGGTGCATAGACTTCTTTTCGGAAAGGATTATCTAACGTTAGGTGGCGTTCGTATTGAGGAGTCACCGGCGCGATTGTCTGGACTTACACGAGGCGAGTGCTTGCCAGGTATTACTTGGGGCGGTGGCGGAGGATTCTATAAGGATGGTACGCCGAAAAGTCTTGTGCTTTATCCTATATGGGATTGGAAAGTGTATGACGTATGGTATTATATCTTTAGTAATAAATTGCCATATTGCAAACTTTACAATTATCAGTTCACCCAAAAACCATTACGTGCATGTAGGGTTAGTTCTCTTATTCATGAACAGGCCATACTTGATTTGGGATTTATAAAAGAAGTCGACCCGTGGTTTTATGACAAGCTTGTTAGGCGTGTTGCCAATGTAAATACCTCTGTACATGCTTTTAATGATATAGCAACATACTGTTATAATCTTCCATCTTATTTTAAAGATTGGGATGAGTACGTAGACTATTTGGCTGACAATTTATGTGAAGATAAGAAAAATGCCGAAACTATAAAACGTGGTTATCGTTCTGCAAAAAAGAGGAATGTTGTCAAGGCTGGTCATTGTCAAGAATGCATAGACTATGTGATACATCAAATAGGCTATACAAGTGCCGTGTGTGTTATAGCAGAAGACTTTGGAATGAAACGTATACAAAGCGTAGAACGTTCTCTTAGGCAGTATTTAAGTGACAATTATTTAAAAATAGAAAAAGCAAATAAAGAATATGAATCTTCAAGAACAGATAAAGAAAGAATATGATGCAGCTGACGATAAGCTGCAATTTCTTAATGATATTAGAAAATACATAAGTTCATTATCTCCGGAAAAGATTAACCCTGTAGATTGTGTGCTGTGGGTAGATAAAGATATGGTTGTCGCCAATAATTACAATCCTAATCATGTCGCAGACAAGGAAATGCGCCTTCTTTACACTTCGGTGCGAGAGGATGGATATACTATGCCTATTGTAACGATTTGGGACAACAAACTGCAGAAGTATGTAATTATTGACGGCTTCCACAGGAATCTTGTTATTCGTAAGTTTGCAGATATTAATGAACGATGTGGAGGAAGATTGCCAATAGTGGTTCTTGATAAAGATATAGATCAGCGTATGGCATCAACGGTTCGCCATAATAGAGCACGTGGAAGCCACTCTGTTGACGGTATGGTTAATATCGTGTTCAATATGCTTCGCGACGGAAAGTCTGAGCGTGAAATCTGCGAGCAAGTAGGACTTGAACAGAAAGAACTTGTTAAGCTGAAGTATGTAACAGGATTTGCGAAGATATTTAAGAATTATAAATATAATGCAGCCGTTGAAAAGGTTGTGGACGAAAAGAGAGTTGCAAGAGAAACTGCAAAGAAAGGAGATAAATAATGAATATTAAATCAGTAAAGTTAAGTGAGATTTATCCGTATTACGACAATCCACGTGACAATTCAAATGCCGTTGAACCCACAAAGGAAAGTATAAGACGTTTTGGTTTTGTAAAGCCGATACTTGTAGATAAAGCTGGCGTAATTATTGCAGGACACACAAGATATGTTGCCGCTTATCAGCTTGGCTTGGAATTTGTCCCTGTCGTATATTCCGACATGGATGATGAACAGGCGAAGAAGTATAGAATACTTGACAATAAGCTTGCCGAGAAATCTTCTTTTGACGAAGACCTGTTGTTGGAGGAATTAAGACAAATGGAGGTCCCTTCTGACATGCAGGCTTTTTTCTTTGAAGACATTGACCAAATGCTAAATTTTTCGTTTGATAGTATAAATCATCAGGCAGAAGATTATGGAGGATTCCAAGATGATTATTCTGCAGTAGACGAATCCTTTCAGCAAAGCGAAACGGTAAATGAAGAAAATGAAGATTCTGATTCTGAAGAAATGGAAGATCCGGCAAAAGACCTGTTCGTCTTAAAGGAAAGAGAAGATGGTTCTCATTACATGAAGGTCGTATGCCCATATTGCGGAAATATGGAAACTATTGAAATAGAGGAGGTGTAATTATGGCTGATATTAAAATAAATGATAAAATAATAGAGTTGTCTATTGATAGCATTATACCGCATGAAGGTTCACATAAAACTGATGACTCAATTGAGGTTCTGGCTCGTTCAATAAAAGAATATGGCATAACACAACCTATATCAATTGACAAGAATAATGTTATTGTCACAGGTAATGGAGTGTATAAGGCTGCAAAATATCTCGGATTGGAGAAAATTCCATGTATTCGTGTTGATTATCTTTCAGATGAACAGATAAAGCAATATAGAATAGCCGATGATAAAACATCAGAGTTTGCTACATGGAATGAAAAGAAACTTAGAAAAGAATTGTCTTATTTGGGTGATCCGAATAGTGTTCAGTTCGCTTTTGACGAGAGTATTGCTAATATGCTTGGACTCAATGCAAAGCCCCGGGAGCAACATGTCCAGAAAATGAATACTGTCCCTTCAAAAGAAGATACAAATCATACAACAAAAAAAGTAATCACAGAGGAGCAGAAAGATAGGAAATTCAAAGAAGAGCTTAAAGGGGTTGAAGATTCTATACAAGTAAAGCCGTCTGAGTATTATGAATATAACTGTTCAAAATGTGGAAAATTAGTTAAAGTTAAGAAATCATGACAGATTCTATAAATAAGGCACAGTCTTTTGTTCACCGTCTACCGAGACCAGGAAGGCCGTTTCGGTTTAAATCAGCGTCAGAACTATGGGACAGGTTTGTAGAATATTGTGATGATGTTGAAAATAATCCGTGGCAGTTAAAGACTGGAAGTAATTCTATTCAAGGTAATGGAAAAGCATCCGCAAATTCAATGCGTCAGGAAGTGCGTGTTCTACCGAGAGCCTATACTCTGCATGGATTTTGCACTTTTTGTGGTATAGCGTCAAAGTGGGCTGATTTCAAGAAGTCAAACTTAAACAGAAAAGGTGGCTTTAAAGAAACGATCTATATGATTGAGAATGTTATAATTTCACAGCAACTTGACGGTGCTCTGATACATCAGTTCGATAGCAGTATTGTTGCAAGGCTAAACGGGATTGCTGATAAGCAAATACAAGAAATCACTGGAAAAGATGGAGAAGAGTTTAAGTTCCCGACACTCTCTTCTTCGGATATAGATGAATTAAAGAAGATTAATGGACTTTGAAAAAGAAAGACTTTTTCATAAGCAGCTTTTATCATCATCATTGCTGCAGTTTACTACTAAAATGTTCGCTTACACGTCTAAAAGAGAATACGTTGTAGGCGAACATCATAAGATTATTTGTAATGCTCTTATGGATGTTATAAAAGGCAGAACAAATAAACTTATAATAAATATTGCCCCTCGCTATGGGAAAACTTTGCTATGTTCACAGATGTTTATAGCTTATGGCTTGGCCTTGAATCCTGCTTCAAAGTTTCTTCATATATCTTATTCTGGTAGTTTGGTACAGGATAATTCTATGGCGGTAAAAGATACTATTACGTCTTCTTATTTTCAAACTTTATTTCCCGATGTTCAGATTCGCCGAAATGACAATACTCGTGCAAAATGGAGCACTACCGCTGGTGGAGGAGAATATGCGACGTCAACATTGGGTCAGATTACAGGTTTCGGTGCAGGACAGACTGATTTGACTGATGATGAAATAAAAGCGATTGATGATTTCACTGCACAATTTAATCCAGGACATTTTTCAGGAGCTATAGTTATTGATGACCCACTGCGTCCTGATGATGCTTTGTCCGATAATGTACGAGAATCAATTAACAGAAGATTTGAAACAACGATACGTAACCGTGTAAATTCTCGCCATACTCCTATTGTTATAATAATGCAAAGGTTACATGAACATGATTTGTGCGGCTATCTTCAGGAGATAGAGCCTAACGATTGGACTGTTGTATCTCTACCTGTAATTCAAAGAGAAGGAAACGGTACTGAGCGTGCTTTATGGCCATTCAAGCACACGTTAGAAGAGCTGTATAAGATAAAGAATGCAAGCGAGTTTGTCTTTGAAACACAGTATATGCAGAATCCTACTCCTATGGAGGGACTTATGTATCGCGTGTTCCGTACCTATGACACATTGCCAGATAGAAGGACGGTGAGAATGATTGGGAACTATACAGACTCTGCTGACACAGGCTTTGACTTCTTGTGTTCAATATGTTTTGACGCGCATGATGATGGCTACTATGTTACAGATGTACTATACACAAAGCGACCTATGGAATTTACAGAGCCAGCACAGGCTAATATGTTGAAGCGTAATCAGACTGATATATGTTTTGTTGAAAGTAATAACGGAGGGCGTTCGTATGCACGTAATGTTGAAAGGGAGACACGTAAAATAGGTAATAGCAGGACAAAGTTTGTTACTTTTACCCAGTCAAAGAATAAGCAGATAAGAATATTTACTCGCTCAAATGAAGTAAATAATAGATTAGTCTTTCCTTCGAATTGGGAACAGTTATGGCCAGAGTTCGCTCATGATTTAAAGGCATATAGAAAGGAGGGATATAACGCCCATGATGATGCTCCAGATGCTGCTACGGGAATTGTAGAGAAATGCGAGGAATGGCTAAATTCTGCATCAGACCAGCAGATAATCAGAGATTTCTTATAAGTAATCATCTGATTATCAGTCGTTTATAATTTAGTATATTTAACAATAAAATATATTAGTATATTTGCATATATGCGAATTTATTAGTACCTTTGCATATAGAGAAATGGGAGATTTGACTAACCAGAAAGCTCCTAATGTAGAACCAATTAAATTAAAGATTATGGAAGCGTTAAATATTAAAAACTTTCCTGAGTCAATGGTAAATGTACTCGTAGAAAATAAAATAGCATTCGTATACGAATGTGGGAACATTACTGTATTAGGAACAAGCTGTATAGGAAAATTAAAGGCTCTTTTGATAAAGATAGGTATGACTCCTTCCGTTGTTGAGAGCCTTAATTGCAAAGTAGTTGAGTTATACTACGCAAACGATATATACGCAATAAACAATTAAAATTAAAGATAATGAAGACAATAACAATTAATTCAGAGGATTTGGCAAAGAGATTCGCAGTAAGTTTTAAGTACAACACTCGAAAAGAGCACAGGGTAGTAGCCCGAACAATAGCGTTGATTGCAGGCGATGACATGTATGATGAGGTTTGCGATATTGCTTGGCAAATAATAGCTGAACAGAATAAGAAGGAGGATTAACCATGAATAGCCTTTTTGAAACAAAACTTCTCAAATACAAGAATCACATTATCCAGGTTTTTGAGGATGTGCTCGGTCAGAGATATGTATACATAGATGGAATCACGTGGACTTATTCTATTAATAACGCAAAAAAAATAATATCATGCAATCATCAATACTAACATCTGCAGGATATAGGAAAGATGTAAATCCAAACAACGGTTCTGATTTCTCTTTAGAGGAACTTCAAGACATTGTTGGAGGATACATAGAAATAGTTCGCCTTAGTAGTACACAGCTAATGGTGATTAATGAGGAAGGAAAAATACATAACCTACCTATAAATACAAGCGCTACTTTGTTGTACATAATGGCAACAGGTAGAAAAGACACTATAGTTGGTGATGTTTTAATATGTGAAACCAATAAAATTAAATAACTATGAATAAGAAAGAATTGAAGAATTACCTCATAGAAGAGGCAGAATACAGAGAGTCTATAGTAAACGACATGGGTGCAGAAGAATTGCTTGATGCCTATCTCAAGTATAACGGAATTATTGGCTATACTGATGATATAATCAGTGCGATGAAAGCAGCTTTCGAAGATGAAATAATATTTGATAGTACGGAGGTTTAGACTATGGGACAGTTCAGTTGGTACACGCAAGATACTCATCACAGAATAGTAAACGATGAAGAATTTGTTGTTTTCCTTGTTGATGACAAAGGAAACAAATGGTGTGAAAAACACTATGAAGGATATGGGGTTTTCGGTGGGAAAGACTTCTATGAACTTCTTGCTGAAATGAATGGTAAAGAATCAAATAGACAAGCTGGAATAGATTTGACGTTCGGACGTGTTAATGGGAAATCACAATTTCCACGTGGTGACAATCCCAATATAAAGTGGCCTTCAATAACCGAAAATGGTGAATATATTGAAGGAATGCCTGAAGCTGACGAAAACCAAGGGTTTGAAATCTTGGATGAAGAAGATGATTTACTTAATGAGGAGGAATGGTTATGAAGCCGATGTTAGCTACACAATACTATTTGTCACAGGTGAGATTTCCATGTTTTGTTCAGCCAAAATATGACGGAGTAAGATGCATCCTACATATCGGAGAAGACGAAGAAATACATTTGACTTCACGAGGTGGAAAGGAATATGATGTGCCGCAAATAAAAGAATGGGGTGAGGCGCATAGAAATATACTCCCTCTTGATGGAGAAATATATAACCATAATGAACTTACATTTCAACAGATTTGTTCTGCAGTAAAGTGTCGGTCCGGAATGACGGAAAAACTAAAGATGGTTATATATGATACCCAAATAAAGGGAGATTTTAAGAGTAGATGGTGTGCTCTAAAAAAGAAGTTTTGGAGTATGCGGCAAAACGATTGTGTTTATTTAACCCAAACCTTTGTAGCCGATAGTGAAGAAGACATAAAGAGATGGCACAGGATATTTGTTTCAATGGGTTATGAGGGTACTATCATTCGCAATTCTGATGGTGATTACACAGAGGGAAGAAGTGGCAACTTGATGAAATTAAAGGATTTTGATACAACTGAATTTGAGATAGTGAATGTATTGGAAGCAGCTGGCAATGATGCCGGGACAGCAATATTCATGTTACGTGTAGGTAACTGTAATTTCTGCGCTCGTCCTACCGGTTCCAAGGAGCTTCGTGCCAAATATCTTAAAGACAGGCATAAATTAATAGGGAAAGCCGCCACCGTACAGCATCAAGGTTATACCGATGCTGGAGTGCCACGTTTTCCAGTAATGCTTAATATTAGAGATTATGAATGAAACGATAGAAAATGTTGCCGAATTATGTGGCTGGAAGGTTTCTATTGACAATATGACCTTTGAATTTGAAAAAATGATAGGGACTCAAGATTTCGTGTTCTACATACAATGCGAAAGAGAATTGCAATCTTTTGTTATTCAATTAGAAAACTATCTAAAGAATTTTGACGTGGATTATGAAACATCAATATGGATAGGGAAAGATGGCCATGGAATAAACGGCGCACCATACCATATAAAAGACATATTGGAAGAAATGTATCTGGCAAAAGAACAAATAGCAATATTGTTATATGAGATAAAAAGAAAATTATGATAAAATTTAGAAATCATCAAAAGGTAACACGCGAAGAGCTTGAAGCAGCCTATGCGGAAGCAATGGAATGGTATAAAAATAATTGTATCTCGCGCGATTTTGATAAGTATGCGGAATGTTTTTGGATCCTGTTTAATAGTGGAGCTAATTCCTACATGTGGGCTATTGATACCGTTTGTGAAAACTTCCCAGATTGTAAAAGAAGTGAGCTTGAAGATGTGTTGGACAAATATATTTAGCGACTAACAAAACAACAAATTATGAATAGATACAATATATATATCAAGGAAACTCTCAGCCGTACCGTTGAGATAAAAGCCGAATCTTCACGTGATGCTTTGGAAGAGGTAAAGCGTATGTATAGAAAAGAAGAGATTGTTCTCGATGATGGAGATTACGATGGTACCGATTTTAGTATAGTATAAGATTTAATACTTGAAAGAATGAGAAGAAAAGCGACCATACAGGATTTTGAACTGGAGTTGTGGATTAGAGAGCGTAACTCAGGGGCTATCTATTGGACTACAAGAGACGGCAGGAATATTCCCATCAAGGACATGGATGAAAATCATGTTGTCAATACCTTCAATAAGCTTGTCAAGAAAGCAGAAGAGGACGACTTTAGAGAGGAACACGCATTTGAGATAGACCCAATGGATTACTATGATTGATATTGTCTGTATTAACGAAAAAATATTGGTTCAATATAATAATTTCTCTTGTGATGCGTTAAGTATATAGATTTACTAACTTAAAGCTGAGCTAACGGCATGACGGGCGCATCATTTATGAAGAATATCTTTACTTTTATTTGTGTCTTATGTATATGCTTTTTCTTTAGCTGCCAGAAAGATTTTCATCATAGGGCTACTGAAAGGTTTGCGTTTTTTATGGATAGTATAAGAAATGATGGCTCTTTACACAAATATGTAGAACAGGCAGTAGTTTATGAAAGTGATTCTATATACGTCAGGAGATTTGATGTTAGATGGAAACTGTATGGTCGTGAAGAAAGCAATACGTGGTTTTATATATATGGGTTAGACAATAAGGGTCGCGACCTTGAAATGTATAAACGCGACGGATGGTTTTACGATAAATTAGTAATAGATGATTATATGGCAAAATTAGATGACAAGCGAGCTTTAGGTGAAGCTATGTATCGTATTTGTTGCATAATAGGAAAAGAAATCAAATGATATGGATGCATCCACAAGTATAAGCCAGATGCTGTCAGGCAATACAATCTTTGTGCCGACATATCAAAGAGCATACGCATGGGATATTGAGCAAGTAAGCCAGTTTGTTGTTGATTTGCAAGATTATATCTCCAGCCACTCGAATTCCAAATACTATTTTGGGCATTTCCTCTTTGAGGATAAAGGCAATCGTAACTATGCAATAATAGATGGTCAGCAACGATTGACAACAATAACAATATTCATATCTGCGATTTATGCGCGTATAAAGTCTTTAAGACAACTAAGTGAGGAGGAGCTTTTCACTTATGGTGCAATGATTAAGGTTGGTCAGACTTACCGTTTCTTGACAGTTGACTATGACTGCCAATTGTTCAAGGACTATGTTGTCAATCAGATCAAAACTGATACAAATGGGCTTGCCACAGAGTCGCAAAAGCGTATAGTTGCAGCTTATGACTATTTTTGCCGCATAATGTCGGACATGGACGAAGCAAAACTTAGCGAGTTAATGAGTGCTGTGGTAAATGCTTCATGTACAACACATACGGTAAATGACGAGGCGGAAGCCATACAGATGTTCATCTTCCAAAACAACCGAGGAAAGAAACCTTCTGATTTGGAGATTATCAAGGCACAGTTCTTGTACAATATCCATCTGTATGCTTCCGACGATGAGGAAAAGCACGAACTTGTAATTGAGATAAAGAATCGTTTTGAGGAGGTTTACAAGTATGTTTCCATCATAGAGGATAAGGTTAAGGAGGACGATGTGCTCATTTATACATTGAGGGTTTTCTTTAATTCTCTTGGTGAAAAGAACGCGATGCAGAAGATATACTCAGAGTTAGAGAAAGACACAAGAATAGTATTTATCCGTGATTTTGCACACTCGCTCGTTATGAGTTTTGAGTTCATAGCGGCATTTCTTGACAAAGAGAAATATGACTTTGATTTCCACGTCTTGTATGTGGTTGGTGCACCTGCACTTATGATGCCATTCATTGTAAAGTCATACAAATACAATGTAGAAGAAGAGGATTTCAAACGGTTGGCTAAAGCTATGATTTCTATATTTATGCGCAATCGTGTAGTAGGAACACGTGCAATACTGACATGGCGATTGAGTGAAGTGTTCCAGAACTTCGAGGGTGATGTGCAGCCTGTCATAGATCGTATAGAATGGATGAAGGTGCAGGACAGTGGATTTTGGGGATATTGGAATAACAAGGAGTTTAATCGCGCATTGTATGGCTGGTTGAACCGTGACGTTATCAAAATGATACTTTGGGAATATGAGAACCATTTGATAGAGGAGGGCAAGCCTGGTTATCCATTGTTACGGTACGATGCAATAATCAAACCTCAGTTGGAGCATATTGCACCACAGACTGAAAATCCTGAAAGCGGCTACTGCAAGTACGATGAAGAATTTAAGCAGTCATACTTGGATAGTCTTGGAAACTATTTGCTGTTGTCTGCACAGCATAATATCTCCATTGGCAATATCCCGTTTGAGAAAAAACGTAAAACGTATACACAACTACTTCAACAACAAGAAGTGCGAGATATGACAGAAACAGATTGTGTGTGGAATAAAGAGAAGATAGATGTGCGTAAAAATAAAATAATAAAATTTGTATTAGATACATTCTAAAGATGTAAAAATAAATTTCATTTTCTTGCATATAAATTTGGTATTTTGACGAAAAATTAGTACCTTTGTATATGGAAAAAGAGCAGTGAATATCACTCGTTGAACGCGTTAAGTTCGGACATGTTATAAAATATAGGCAGTTGCTAATTGCGCTCGTTGCGTTGGTATTCAACGCTCTTTTTCCCAATAGGCGTAATGAGCGGCTGCCTTTTAAATGAGCTTAGGTAACCATAAAAAGGGAAAAAGTTATGGAACCAAAACAATTATCAGAGAAAGTGCTGCACTTGCAAAATAATGCAAGTTGGATGGCACAAGTAAAAGAAACAAGAGATTGGGTAGAGAACTACCAGAAGGAAATCGAAAGGCAAAAGAAAGCTTTCGTTCCGTTTGAAACAGTGGATGATGTTTTAGAGTGCGCCGAGTATGCGCGGAACGTCCTGAACACAAAAGGCGTGTCTTATACGACAACGCAAGTAGCCAAGAAATTAGGAATGCACAGCGGCAGAGTTCTAAATGAAGAACTAAGACAAGCAGGAATAATTTACAAGCAAAACAATGACTGGCTGTTAAAATCAAAGTACGAGGGCTACGACTTAACTACAAGCCGAACTATCAGACAAGGCAATAAGAATTACAGCCGGATGCTTATGTGGACTGAACGAGGGAGAATGTGGCTGAACAATCTAAAAAAACGAGGTCTTATATTGACAGAACCCAGGCCAACGCAAAAGGAAGAACCAAGAATAGTATCATTGAAAAATACAGATACACCAGACGCACAAAAACTAAGAGAAGAAATCCAATGTTTGCTTTATCTCGTATCAAGCATTGACGAAAACGAAACTTTAAATTCCAAAGAAATACTGCTTGTTGATATAATGGATATTTCTACAACGATACAGAATCATATAACTTCTATCGTTAAGGATTCATATTCATTAATCAAGGGTGGCTTTAGAACCAATTATATCAAATAAGATTTTGAATTACAAAAGAAATTAATTATCTTTGCAGCGGTAAAGGACATAGCCAGTATTGGCAAAAAAATACGGGATTGGATGTACCCATCACACGTCGGTCTTATGATGCAGACTTCGGTGGGAGTTCCAATCCCTCTTTATTTCACTATTCTCATCGTATATAGAATATTCTCTTTTGTGAGTTTTACTTTGCACTCTATTTTTTTATTGTTGAAAGTTGCATAAAACACTTTAAATTTAAAATTGTGATGTTTTCCTTCTTCTGTTCTGTCAAAAGTTGCTTTGGGGAACCACTCGTTGACTTCTGATGCAATTTTCATTGTTTCAACAAGTTCTTTATTCCTAATGTTCTTAGACATTGTTTCAGTAAGAAATGTTTTACCTACAACATATTCCTTACCTTCATTCGTAATATATAATCTTTTCGCTGTTTCTCCTGTAGGTAATTTTACTTCTTTGAATTTTGTGTTTACAACTTCATTGATGAAATCCTTCATTTTGGATTTCTCCTTTTTTACTTGTGGTACTGTTATTTCTGCAGGCTTTTCTCTTCTTATGTTTTCGGCGTATCTTACAATGTAAGAGCCTTTCTTTCCTTTCTCCTTTTTTGTCCATTCAACAAAACTATTCGGTACGCTTTGTGGTGTCTGTTTCCCGCTCCAGTATTCTTCTTCACTCATTACGATCGGTATTGCAAAGCACATACAGTTTACGTGCCATCCAAACCATTTTATCTTTACATTGTATTTTCCTGCGAGTTGGTCGCACATATCCGTCTTGGGATGATTACCACTTGTTTTTATTTCATACCCGGAAATGAAATCTAATTTACTCCATCTTTCTTGCTCTGCAGTGCGATATGCCATATTAATTTCATTTCTTGCCAATCTTACGCTTCTGTATTCACATGATGAAATGTCAATAGCCTTGCCATATTTTTTCTTGTAGTCTTTAGCTAAGCTTGGATAATCATTAAGGTATTTACTGACACGTTTACTTAGTTTAACGGCACTCATTCCTTTTTCTATTCCTGTTGATATAGCATACTCTAAAGACCTTTGTATGTCTTCACGTTGATTCCATAACCTTTGAGAAAGGTTTAAGCCGTTTATGGATCTTTTTTTGAACGCTTCTTTTGCAGCATTGTTAGCTTCAAAATATGCTTTTTCTTTTTTCTCCCCAATCTGTCTTGTGAATGATTTAAGGACGCGTCTTGCTAGCAGATCTTGAATTTCATTACTGTTTTTCCATTCTTCTGATATTCCGCTATAAATTAAGGCTTGTATGTTTCCAAAAAAGTAATTGAAAAGTTTATTCACCTTTTTGCTGGTCTTAGGAAAGTCGGAAAACCTGAACATTCCTTCTGTGCCGTAATCAACTGAAACAGCTATCTTGCTCGCTTCTAAAGCAAGAGTTGAGAAAATGGGTATAATCTTTCGAGTATACCCATTAAGTCTTTTCTGTAATTCTTTGTAATTTTTTTTTTGATTAGGTAGTAATTTTCTTTTCATACCCTCTGTTTAAAGTTATTACAAGTGTCATGATTCAAAAGTTGGCTATATCTTTGATATTTGCACCTACATAGTATTGGCTTGTTTTCCAAACTCATATTATGAAAGTCGAAAGCATGTTGACAGTCTCGGCAGAAATGCTTTTCTGTGATTATCTTCTTTCTCATTCTTCAGAAAACATATTAGGCATAGATAATGCGTTGCGTTCACTTTCACTTTGTTCTTCTTTTTGAATTTCGTTAAAAGTTGCATCTGCATTGTCTGTAAGATTTGCACGTGCTATGGATTCCTTATGGCTTATAAGTGGCTTTCCTCCATTGGCTTTATTCCATTTTTCTATTTCAGTAAGTTCGTCTTCCTGTATAAATGGTGTTATAACGTGCTCAACTGTTATCTCATCCATTCTGGATGCCCATTTAGTATTCATTTTTGAGAGGAATGCTTTTATAACATTTGTTTCTCTTTCAAAGCCTTCTATCCAAGCCCCAGTTTCCTCACCTATTTTAAGATGTGCATCCATAAGGAGCGTTTTTCTGGAATCATATCCGATATTGCCCAATGATTTCATGTTCTCGAATGAGATGTCGGGCATTTGTGACTGCATGAAATAAAGTTTTATAAGTGTGTCTACATGGTATTTCAATGCATCAATGGCTTGACTCCATGACACATAAGCCACGTCGCCTTGTTCTGATGTCCTATATACCCTCCTTGCTTCTCCCTTGTTTTCTTCGCCCACTATTGCTCCTGCAACTTTCAAAATTGGTGCTGAATTATAAGCAACTACGTCACTATTCCTTGATATCGTATATTCAATATTTTCTCTAAGTGGTTTCAAACCTTCCCAGCATGGCTCGTGACGATACCAATAAACTGCAGGTATTTTTTCTATGTTTATTTCATCGTCTTTCATAAGTGTCCATCCTTCAGCCTTGTTTTCGCTTGATAGACACCATTTGTATCTGTGTGTAGACGTGTATGCTTCAAAGAATGTATATTCCGACTTCCCTATTGTCTTTTTATATTCAAAAGATAGCGCAAGTAGATCATCATATTCATCGAATAGAGGAAAAATCTTCACACCGTCCATTGGAGAGAATGTTTTGCATTTAAGTTTGTATTCGCTGTCAAAGCCATACATTTTATTTTTCTTTTTCTGTGTAAACCATAGTGTGAACATTTCACAAGACGCATAGTAACATATAGCCCTATGCATATTTTCAGAATCAATATGGGATTTTGAGTATATGGCTTCTATTGCTTTAGCTATGCTTTTTAATTCTTTATCATTTTTGTCGTATGTGTATATCCTTTTTACAGGTATTGCTACTGTAAATTCTGAAATTCTTCTTGTTAGAAGCTTTTCGAGCCCAATTGATAGTCTTGCAGCCTTTTCAACTCTTCCATCCGATAATGTTTTGTCACGCCTTCCATTATTATCGTTAATAATTTCATGTAGCCTTGGTTCATATTCTTTTATTAAATGTGACCATTCCGGAACGTCTAATACCTTATTCCTCAAGTATGCTATAATATTATTAGCATTACCAGTTTGTAAAATTTGTTCTAATTCATTCATCTTTTTTCTGCGAATATATGAAAATATATTCACTTGAAAGATAAGTATTTAGTATATTTAACAATAAAATATATTAGTATATTTGCATATATGCGAATTTATTAGTACCTTTGCATATAGAGAAATGGGAGATTTGACTAACCAGAAAGCTCCTAATGTAGAACCAATTAAATTAAAGAAAAATGAAAAAGTTAGACGATCTGATACGAAGATGTAGGAAAGAAATAACTGATGTGATATTGGAAGAAAAGGCAGCTGGGACTTATCCAAAAGATGCGTATATTGAAGTTGATACAAAAGATGGTGTCATTGAAATATGCGTTTCTCCGATATACGGAAAGAAAGTAATTGTCTACCACGATGAGAGTGAAAGGCGTTCCGATAACATAGCCAAAGCGATAGAGGAAGGTATTCCAGATTATTTTGATGACGACGTACAATTGGAGGAAAGAATTGATGGAGTAGACCCAGGGTTCTCTTCGTTTCAAGATTATATAGACTATAAATACAACTAAATATGAACAAGATAAGATTCTATACTTCGACAAAGAGCGAACTTAAAGACTCGCTCTTGACTATAAGGGACGGTTTGCAGATGTTTGGAAAGGTCCTTTGGAGGCTTTTTGATACAGGTGCGCACAGTTTTCCATATGCCTATATGTTTTTCATTATTATTGTAGGCTGTATTTTTAGCATTACTGCTATCATGCAAGCTCGTTCTGAGCGTGATGCTGCCATCAAAAAAACTTATATGGTACAGCAGGAGCTTGATAGTTTAAAAGTATTCAACGATATAAAGAATGGAGGTACCTATGTCCAGTACGAAGATTAGAATACACAAACAAGGTGAGCCTTTTCCTATATATACATTCCTTGCACCTAAGAAAGAAAAAGAAATATATGATATATACAATTCTTCTTTTTTAATCGTTGGTGCAACTTGTGAAACGGCTCAACAAAGTATGGTGGATGCAAAAGATTCAATACGAAAGACGCCTTTGTTCAAGCACAAGGCAAAGTATCATATAAACAGAGCATTGGAACTTTATAAAAAAATGGAGTACGAACTGTTCTACGAAATGAATTGCAACCCCAAGTTTTGGATGGACTATATGGATGCTTACGATGACTTGATAAAACCTCTCATTGACAACATGCATAGACATTTCACTATTGTAATGGTGAAATACAAGAAAGAACCGTATGGTAACGAAAAAGCCCTTATGCTCATGGCATATAATTGTCTGGTAATATCATCGGTAACCTTTGACAGCTATTTTAAGCATTTTGTAAAATCGACAGGTAAAAACATATCTTATCTAAGTCCGATGAAAGCAATAAAGGATATTAGAAAGGAATGGGAACTTGCTATTAATAATATCAATTTTGACAGTACGTTTGATTTGTCGAAGTATAAAAATTGCACAAAGGCAGTAAGTAAAATATACGATTTTATAGAAGACGTCAACGTCGTAAATACAGCAGGAGAAATAGCGTTGAAGAAAAATCCGGAATGTGATATTAGAAATTTAAATCAAAATCCAAAACAATGACAACACTACTAATTTTCATCATCGTCTGCCTCTTCGTAGCAGACATCATCCTCCTCGTCTCTCTCAACCGCATAATGGGGGAGAACGGAAGACTGAGGGAGAAATACAATAAACTGGAAAAGCGCCTCACTGACAAGCTCTACGAGTCTGCCAGTATCATCCAGGCGCTCCAGCGTCACATCAACGGAATAAAATAAAAGCCTTATGAAAACATACAGACTCAACCAGCTTCCTCCCGAATATGGATTGACGGGTGTAGAACGAACCTTGATATTCCGATTGTTGGAAGCTGGATTCAAGGTGAAAGTCCTGAATGAGGCAGGGGAAATACAGGAAAGAGACAAAGCATTCCATTTCTACGAATGTGAAATCACTTTCCTTGAACTCCTCGACATCATCCAGTTCATCAACTTTGTCGGCAAGATTACAATCGACCTTGGCAGCATCACAATGCTCGAAGCCGAGCTGAAAAGATACAACAAATATCCAGAACATCCAGACGTTCCAGACCGTATAAAAGATTAGCACTATGAAGAAATATGAATTGACATCAGAAACCCTACGATATAAAATATATACGTTACATCGAATAAAGGCTTTAAAAGATTTTGGCTCTGTCAAAGCAGGAGAACTCGGCGGATGGATAAAGAAAGAAGGAAACCTTTCTCAAGATGGTAACGCGTGGGTTCATGACAACGCAAAAGTATACGGAGATGCAAAAGTCTATGGTAATGCCGAGATCTTTGGCGATGCAATGGTCTGCGACAAAGTAGAGATTTTTGACAATGCAAAAGTCTATGGTAAGGTAAAAGTCTTTAGCAATGCAAAAGTTTATGGTGACGCAAAACTTTGTGATAATGCACAAGTATGTGATAACGTAGAAGTTTGTGATAATGCACAAGTATATGATAACGCCATGATTTATGGTGATTCCCACGTTTATGGTAACGCAAAAATATATGGTGATTCCCACGTTTATGGTAACGCGCATGTATATCGCAATGCAAAAATTTATAATGATGCAAGTGTATATGGTAACGCATGCGTACATGATTATGCAGAAATATATAATGATGTAAAGGTCTTTGGTAATGCAGATATTTGTGGTCATGCAAAAGTCTGTAACAATGCAGATTACATCGTCTTCAAAAACTTTTGGAGTAGTGGAAGGTACTTTACCTGGACACGCTCTAACAATAAATGGAGTGTTGGATGCTTCTATGGCAGCGCCGAAGAACTTATAAAGAAGGGTTATGCTGATAGTGAGAAGTCAGGTAAGGAATATGAAAGAGTCGTGAGGTATGTGGAAAGCATACTCGCAGACGAAAAGAAAGAAACAAGTAACTAACCATCCTGCAAAGGATATAAACTGAAAAAAACTATGGAATTAAAAGTAACAGTAGATTTGGACGATTTTGAGATAATGGACTACTACGGGGAAGGCAATTTAACTCTATCTGAGATAATCAAAGAGGGCATTATCCGAGAGACAGTTTCTAAAATAAAAGAGTTAATTCTTGACAAGTATTATGATAAAATACAGGAAGCTACAGAGAAGAAAATCTCAGAAATGACGGAAAAGATTCTTGAAGATTTCAAGAATAGTGATGAAAAGTTCATATACAGACCAAAACGTTATGAAGACCCTGTAGAGACAACATTCAAGGAATTTGTAGCAAAGTATTTCACTGAAAGTGTTGAACGTTCCCATGTTTCTGAAAACATAGAAAGATTTGTAAAGAAGTGTGTAGAAGAACTTAAAAATCGCTATGACCTTGCTTTTGCTTCTCTTATTGTAAAGAATATGAAGGAGCAGAAGCTGTTGGCAGATGACAGACTTGCAGAGCTGATAAAGTAATTAACCATCCCTTATGGGATATAAAAATAAATAAAAAAAGAACTATGATTGAACCAAAAGATCTAAGAATAGGAGATTTTGTAAAAGTCAGCAGAGCTGGTTGTATGATACCTCAAGGAACAATATGTAAAGTCGTAGGCATAGACGATGCACTGTCATTTCCAGATAACTTCAATGGATGCGTCTCCTTGTTGGAACTTGATAGAGAAAAGGGAGATACGCCAACAGGGATGTGGTGCAAAGGCATCGAAGACATCCCAATCACTAAAGAGTTTCTTATAAAGAATGGATTTAAAGAGTTCAGACACCGTGTAGAAGAAGAAGGTTATGAATGGTACATTTACGAAAATGAGATTAATTGTACGGAAGTTCGGTATTATCCCATATCGAAAAAATACTTAGTATCTTATGACGGAATAGTGTTATATGAGATATTCTTCGTTCACGAACTACAGAACTTCATCTCCGCTTTCAAAGAGGACATCGAAATAACTATCTAAACAAATAATCATGAAAATACTATACAGAATACTGGTAATACTGCTTTGGTTTCCTGTGGTAGTCTATGTTGCCATAGGACTGCCGATATGCCTTCTGATTTCTCCATTCGTTTTCCTTTTTACAGGAAAGACTAAAGGTCTTTTTTTTGAAATGTATCTTATGCTTATTGACAAGATGATAGATATACTTGACTATTATATAAAGAAAGGAGAGTAACTATGAACAGAAGACAACGAAGGAAATATGAATATGTTTCACTTTACTGCGCACATAATAAATCTTATGACGAGCAAGTGCCATATTATGAATACTGCAATATTCCTCGCCAAGTTTTTGTATGCGCACGACAACCACAATACACGCAACACTTCACAGATGAAATCGCAGAAAGTCGATGGGAAATCTGCGAAGGTTGTAAATCCTTTACTCTCTCACGTGAGACAATGAGGCTCGGAAGGGAAAGAAAGAAAGCGGAAAAATGGATGAATCGCCATAAGTATTAACAATTTATAGATAGACTGACTATGATAGACGATAAAGCAATAATGGCAGCAGCCAGCAAGTATAATACAGACAATGGATTCCATGAGGAAATGGAGAGAATATCCTTCATGGATGGTGTTGCATGGTTCAAGCAAGCCCTTTGGCACACCGACGATGAAATTCCTGAAAGCGGAAAAATCATCCTCATCAAAGGCTTGGAATGGGACAACACGGTAGGAGGCTACAATCTTTTCAACACCACAACGGATATAGACCTTGCAGATTTCGACAGGGAAATACAATGGGACAACTTCTGCGAGTGTGCCGGGGTGAATTTTACATGGTGCTACATCGAAGATATATCTAAATAAAACATAAAGCGTATGAGTGGACTATTATCAATGATTGGAATACAGACAGAATTAGATTATCAAATAGATAATTCCCCATTTGATATTCCACGTATTAGACCCAATACCCCGAAAGTTAGTTTACCTTCTGACAAGCTGAAGTGTAAGCCAAAGGTACAACATGAGTTCACCATAAAGGGAGTGAAGATTATGGCTGCTTCAAAGAAGGATGCTATAAAGAAGTATAATCATCGTAAAAAAAGTAAAGAGTATGAAAGCAAAAGAATTAGCAGAACTGCTTTTAAAGAACCCAAATTTTGATGTTGTATTTAGCACTATAGATAATGGTGGAAGTTTTGGATTTAATGTAAAGCAGTTTAGAAACATTAATATCACTGATATAGGATATAGTGATAAAACTATTATCCTTGGTGGAGAAGAAGTATAATCATCGTAAAAATTAAAGCTTATGAGACAAAAATACATCCCAGGCGATTGGGTCAAATACATAGGAAATAACTCATTAAAATATGTGCAAATATGGCAGGTAAGAGAGAATTTCCTATTTTTGGAATCAGGGTATGGCGTGGTGAATTTCAGTGAAGTAGAGCCTATTCCCCTAACTTATGAAATGTTGGAGAAGAACGGATGGAAGAAAGAGATGTACTCATCGAGTAAAGGACAATATACTATCTTGGCAAAAGATTTTGATGATAATGTTTCACGTATAGCTGTTGTGTTTTTCAAGCAAGTAATAAAAGCAGAGGTATGGCATAGGGGCTATCATTTAGGTATTTATCTATCCTACGTTCACCAACTCCAGCACTTACTCTTTGGTTTGGGACTTGATTTTGACTTTAATTTAGAGAATAACTATTAGAATCATTATAGATGCTACGGCAAAACAATACACTTGTAAGTATTGTAATTCCGTTCTCGAAGTAGGTAAAAAGGATATAGCTCACGACTCTTTTGACTACGGTAGCTATACATTTGAAAGTAGCTATTATTATTGCCCATGCTGCGGTGAACGTAATAATATAGAAACAAAATAAGAAAGGTGAAGCGTATGAGTTACGAATCAAGAAAGAAATGTGACCTAAAGCACATTACAGGCTGTGGTCTATGTCCCCAGATGTTTGATTGCCCTTATGACAAGAATGAGAATAAGTCAGAAAATATTAAAACAGAATAAGAAAGGAGATAACAATGACAAGAGAAGAATTTGAAAAAGCGGTCGAACTGAACAGGTCTTTGAAAGGTCTTAAAAGTATTTCACGTTATCTTAACAGACCTTGTAAGGAAGAGAAACTTTTTTATGGACTAAAAGGATTGGAGGGGAAGGATTGAGAATGCCCGACATTTTAGAAAGTGAGTTCATCTTGGCAGTGAGTAGATGCATAGAAAAAATCGAAAAAGAAATTGAAGAACTATAATACGTACTATGACAAAAGAAGAATTTAACAAAAGAGTCACTGAACTGAAAAACGAAAGAGAGAAAATCAACAAGCTGATATATGATGCCGTAATGGAGTATATCAGCAGTCTGCCCTATAAAGAGGGAGATAAGATTTGCACAGACCATAGGTCTGCGGTGTGGATTACATCCATCACTCCACACAAGGATGATAAGCATAACTACACTGGTGATCTTGACGTGTGGGTTAACTTAGCAAAAGATGGCACACGCTCCAAAAGGTGTTCACTTTTATGGAGAGTGGAAATAGACACAATTAAGAAAATAGATTAAACTATGATAGATAACTTGACAATAACCTTTGAGAGTAATGGCATAACCCACACTCTTGATTTTCCAACGAAGGATGAGAATCTGCCATACAATTTGGCAACCGCATTCATAGAAGTGATAAATCAATCTGAAGCAAATGCAAATATAGTCGTTAACGACCTTAAAGATGAGTTCTTTTCGCGTTGTGAAGACAGAACAAACCTCTGTTGTTTTACTGAAAAAGAAATCAAACTAATCCGGGATGAAAAAGATGACTAACAAAGAGCTGGCTTTAGTATTGCTTCAGACAGTAGAACAATTTGGTGAATTGCCTCTGCAAATCGTCTATGAAGATGTAAACCTTATAGGCGAAAGCATAAGAGTGGAGTTAGATAGGTCTTGCAGTAAAAACAGTAAGGCAATTTCAATATTTACAGATTAGGATTATGACAAATATAGAATTAATAAAAAAACTACTGACAACAGTAGAAAATCGTGGTGTGCTTCCTGTTTATATAGACGCAGCAATACTCAGAGATTATAGATGTGGCGAAGATTCTGTTAAAGATGTTGTATGCCATGATGAATATGTAACACTTTATAATTATTGAATTATGACGAACGTAGAGCTAATAGAAGAATTGCAGAAATCAGTAGACAAATATGGGGAACTGCCTGTTAAAATAGACATAGAAGCCCTCAAAAATGAAATGTCTATTGAAGATGTTAGATGTAATGGTGTGTATGTAACAATTTATGATTATTAGAATATGAACAGAGAACGAGCTAAAGCCCTTCTGCCTATCATACAGGCATTCAGTGAAGGAAAGACAATACAAAGCAGATGCATTAAAGGCGATACATCACTTTGGTGTGATGATAATAATCCAACATTTGAGGTTGATGATTTCGATTATCGCATAAAGCCAGAGTTACAATATAGATCATTCAGAAACGCAGAAGAGTGTTGGAATGAAATGTTGAAACACCAACCTTTCGGATGGGTAAAAAGTAAAAATAATTCAACTATAAGTAAATTTATGATCATTACTAGAATGTCAGATGAAGATATATGTATTGACAGTTGCGTTGAAGATGAATATAATGCCTTCTTAGAAGATTATGTTTTTGCAGACGGAACACCTTTTGGTGTTTTGGAGTAGTGTACCTAACCTTTAAAAGAAACATGAAATCTATTAAATTCAAAGCACGCCCACTTGAATTAGGGCTTGATTCAGAAGTATGGATTTATGGAACATTACCTGCAACAAAAGATAAGTCTGACTTCACTTGGGAAAAATATTTAAAAACAACAAATAAACCAGTGATAAATCCAGAAACCATTTGTCTTTATTCTGGTTTCAAAGACTCACAAGGTTGTGAAATTTATGAACATGATATAATAGAAGGTTTTGACAAAAGAGATTTGGTTACAAGGGAATATGAAGTAGATTCACATGATAATGATTTTCGTTTAATAGACCATATATATGATGGTAAGTTTGAAGACAACTATGTATCTTTAAAGTCTCTTTTGGACAATGAGGATATTGATTTATGGATTGACCGTAACATTTATGATGATTATGAGTTCTATTAATAATGATTATGGAATCTAAACTTAAGCCTTTGGGATATTGTAAAAAAAGTCATTAATGAAAATATAGAGTATGCAAAAGATTATGTTCAACGACAAGTACGGACTGACTAAAGCCGTGCTTGCAAAGCGAAAGACGCAGACAAGGCGAATTATCACCAACAAGGAGATGCTTGAAATTATCAGAAAAGTCGACTCTCCCGCTTCGCTCTTTCTTGTTTACGACAAATTCGTTCTCAATCCCTATTGGAGAAAAAGATTTATCAATAATCGCAGATCTATGCGCTATCAGATGAACGAGACCGTAGCTATTGCGCAGCCGTATGCCGACATTACGCCTCCAGTAGATTGGGTAAAATGTATGATCCGCAAAGAGAAATTAGGGTGGAACAATAAAATGTTTGTTCGTGCCGAAGATATGCCCCATCATATCCGTATAACCAATATTCGCATTGAGCGTTTGCAAGACATAAAAAGCGAGGATTGCTTAAAGGAAGGTCTCTGGAGGGCTGGAGACGTAGGACTTGAAGGTACGACGTATTGGTATCATGGTCTTGCCAACTCCTCGTTTCGCACTCCGCAGGATGCCTACGCATCATTAATCGACCGCATCTCCGGCAAAGGCACTTGGGAGAGCAACCCTTATGTATTTGTTTATGATTTTGAACTAATAGATTAGCCTCCAGAACACCCGAAACAATAAACTTAATAAAAGGAGAAATAATTATGAGTATGACACAATGGGCAGAAAGAGAAATAGCTGCTGCATGTAAAAGAGAAAACCCTAATTGGGATGGTAAAAGTTTTGATTATGGTTGTTCATGTTATCAATCAGCACTCAAAGCTTATAAATCTTTAATGGATGACGGACATAGTGGTTACAGTTTCAGTATAACAAGAAACATACTAAAGAAGCTGCTTGATGAAATACCTTTGTCACCTATTACAGATGAAGATTTCTTCAGTGATAAATATGAAAGTCTTGAATCTGAAGAGGGTCTTAAAAAGCGTAGACTTAAATCACGTATTCAATGTCCTCGTAGAAGTAGTCTTTTCCGTTATAAAGATTTGAAAGGTAATGTTAAATATACAGATATTGACAGATATTATTGTATTAATGCTGAAAACCCTTCAGATACTTTCTCAGGTGGTATTGCCAATTTCATTGACAAACTTTATCCAATTACAATGCCTTATATACCATCTTATGAACGATTTAAAGTATATGTAAAATATTGGCTTACTGACAAAAGTCATGGTGACTTTGATGTGCAAGAAGTTATTGGTTATAAAGACCAACAAGGTCAATGGCATGATTATAGTAAACTTATATATGATGACGGTAACGGTCTGCATGAAATTACAGATGAAGATACAAAACAGAAGCTTATAGCAAGTAGACTTACTTCTATAGAAGATGAAATAGCAACATCTGTATGTGATGACGTCAAATATTCTTTCTTACCTGACGAGTTGTGGAGAGATAACAGAATAAAATATAATGAAATCAAGGATACTATTGATAGAGTTATTAAAGTTCGCTTTAGTAATATAAATGCTAAATGTAGTTGTCTTGCAAAACAAGATGAACATGGCATCTGTTATCTTAATACTTCTGCCAACATTCATATTATAGTTAAAGGTTCTGATGAATACAAAAAGTCTTTGATTGAAGAATGTGATGAAGTAAAAGGTTTGATTAAAGTTGTAGATAACATCAAAGAAGAAATAATAAGCTTGATAAAAGAAATATAACATCTAAAAAACATCAACAATGAAATACGAAAAAAAGTAGTCTTCTTCCAGTGGGAACCATTTGGTGAAGTAAAGACGATGTATTTCGTCCGTCAAAAGAAACATTGGTGGAGTAGGTGGAAATTTATCGAAGAAGACGGTGTTCCACGACTCTTCACTTCAGAAGGAATATCGAAATTTAAAAACAAAACAACAATGAAAAAATTCAAAAAACTCAAAGTCCTGTGGAATATCCTCACGGCTCCCGCATTTTGTTATTACACATTCAGCAAGAAGGATGCTCCCTTCGTAGAAGCCGACATGCTGCATTCCGTCATCCTCACCGCCGCCAGGAAACTTGTCGAGGCGGAAGTGATAAACGAAACGCGTCTGAATATGATACAGGACATCATCGAAGACCGTTCCGTAGTCCTCCACACTGTAACGTGTGACAAGGACCTGCAAGTCCCCACCCATTTTGTCTCCTACGATGCCACCGACGAGGACATTGACCTAATGAAGGAAGACGAATTTATCTAAAATCCAGAATGTCCAGAATATCCAGAACATCTAAAGAAATACAATATGATAAAAGTAAAAATCCAACTTCTGCATCCCGATGCAAAAATCCCTTTCAAGACCTACGAAGAAGACTACTGCTATGACTGCGTAGCGGTCTCGGAAGAAGAGCTGGCACCGAATGTGTGGAAATACAAACTTGGCTTCGCCATCCAAAATGCCGAACCTTTGACAGATTTCTTCAACGCCGCCTTCACGCTCCGCCCACGTTCCTCTATATGGGAGACAGGAATGGTGATGAGCAACAGCATTGCAACGATAGACGAACCGTTCACCGGCGAACTTTCCTGCGTCTTCTACCACGTAATGCCGAATATGCCCCGTTATCGTGTAGGTGACAAGGTGTGTCAGCTTCATTTCGATTCCACCTTGCGCCTTGATTTCGTGCCTGTCGACAGGCTCACACCCACCGCAAGGGGGAACAAAGGATATGGCAGCACAGGAAGATAACCACGACGTATATTTTTGTTGACTTTGGTTCGGCAAAGATTTACTACCAGATTCCAGATGAAGGGACAGTAATATAAAAAGACAGGGCAACACACATAAGCAGAAATAAATTCAGAATATGAAAGCAATTAGAGTATCTTCCGATAGCATTCAAGAACTATGGGATTGTCCGGAAGTTTTAGAAATAACTAAATGTGTAGACTCTTCGTTGAAAGAGAAAATATGCATAAAGGTAAAAAGCGTAGAGTATTATATACCAGAAGGATATTACCTTAATCAAAGATGAACGTGATAGATGGAGTGTTGTAACTCCTGAGTTATATGCAAAAATAAAACAAAAACATTACTAATTTTTTATATGAATAGATTATTTACATCCGAAGCGGTTTCCGAGGGACATCCGGATAAAGTAGCAGACCAAATTTCAGATGCAATTTTGGATGCCTTTTTAAGTAAAGACAGAAATTCGCATGTTGCATGCGAAACGATGGTTACCACAGGATTAGTTGTCTTGTCCGGTGAAATAAAATCAGAAGTACAGGTTGATGTTGAAGAAATTGTGCGAAATACAATCTCTAATATTGGCTATAATGATTCCAAATTAAAATTTGATGCAAATTCTTGTGGTATAATAAACTTACTACATAGCCAGTCTACCGATATAGACCGAGGAGTGGACAAGGTAACTCCATCAGAACAAGGTGCAGGTGATCAAGGGATAATGTTTGGATACGCAACGGATGAAGCTCCAGAATACATGCCATTGGCATATTACATAGCCAATAAGTTGATGTTAGCCCTAACTTATATTCGTAAAGAAACCGAACTAATGCCATATTTGCGCCCCGATGCTAAAAGTCAAGTAACAATTGAATATGATGGAGAAGTCCCTGTAGGTGTTGATAGTATTTTAATATCGACACAGCATGATGAATTTGCCACTGATAAGGCTATGTTGGAGAAAATATCCTTGGACGTAAAAGAAATATTGTTGCCATTGGCTTTTTCTAAAATGCCATGTACAATTTCATCGTTATTTAACGAGAATACTAAATTATATGTGAATCCTACAGGAAAATTTGTCATCGGTGGACCTTATGGAGATACAGGCCTTACAGGAAGGAAAATAATAGTAGACACCTATGGAGGTTATTGTCCTCATGGAGGCGGGGCTTTCTCAGGCAAAGACCCGAGTAAGGTTGACAGATCAGGAGCTTATGCCGCAAGATTCTTGGCAAAGAACTTTGTTGCGAATGGTATAGCAAAACGAATGACAATACAAATAGGGTATGCTATAGGAATGTCAAATCCTGTTAGTGTATTTGTTGAAGGCATGGGCTATTCATCAGGATGGAACGATGATACAGTATCTGACTATATTAAACAAACATTTAAATTAACGCCATATGAAATTATAAAGAATTTGCGCTTAAGATCTCCGATATACAATAAAACTGCTGCTTATGGTCATTTCGGGCATAAGAGTTTTGACTGTAATGGAGTTCTTTATTACCCATGGGAATTTGTTGATAAACTGAATAATTTGAAAATATAAAAATGAGTAGAGGTAAGCATTTTACAGAAAAAGAATTGGAATTTATACGTGTTAATTCTTTAGTAATGTCCGTTTCTGAAATTGCAAAGAGATTAGGCAGAAACTATTGGTCAATACATAGGATATTAGCAGGAAAAGGAATATCAAGAAAGCATGTATTTACCCCAACAGATGACTTTATGATAAAAAAAATGTATAAAGTGTATAACGTAAAGGTTATTGCAACGAAGATTGGTGTAGACGAAACTTCAATTTATAATAGAATTAAGCATTTAAAAAAGAAAGGAGTATTATGATAGAAAGTTTTATGATTAATCACGACAAGCTAAAGCCTGGATTGTATATATCACGTATTGATGAGTTCGGTAATAGCTTTGTTACTACAGTTGATATAAGGGTTTTTGAACCAAATAAGACAATGTGCGCCCCAAAATCTGCGCATACAATAGAACATATCCTTGCGGATTATTTAAGAAATAAGAGTGGTCTAAAAGAAAGCGTATTATATTTTGGCCCTATGGGATGCATGACCGGTTTTTATTTGTTGTTGAAGGGCAAGTGGAACAGTAAAGAAATGGTTGCGCCATTAAAGGAAGCATTTACTGATTGTTCAAAAGCCACCTACATTCCTGGTTGTTCTTCTATCGAATGTGGAAACTATTTATTTCATGATGACGATTTGTCATATTCAAAAAATGTTATGAAATCTTATGTGGATACATTGAGCAGCATATCATCTTCTCAGTTGTATTATCCAGATTAATTCTTTTTTTGTGTTAAATAATATTTAATGATTAAATATTTGTTTATTTAAATAGTGTTTAATCATTAAATATTTTCTATCTTTGCATTATAGAAAGCTAACATCATACTGGGAATATTTATGTAGTATTTCTAAATATAATCTATATGAATAAAAAAGTAAAGTTAGTTTTAAACATTTTGAAACCTAAGTCAAAGGCGTTAGGGTTCAGTAAAGACGAATTGGAGGGTATTGCAGCAGATATTGCCAGTAACCTTGAATTCGAAGATGAAGCCTCAGATGAAGTGATAAACGAGAAAATTTCAGAACAAGTCGATTCGGTTATCCCTTATCTAAAGATTGCACAAAAAGCATCAAATCGTGTTATTCAGAATTATAAGAATAACAATCATCCAGACGACGGAGGAAATCCAGACCCTAATGCCGGCGGTGATGATGAACCATCAGGAGAATTGTCAAAGTTTATGAGTACCGTCTTAACAAAGCTTGAAGCCGTCACTACTCAAAACAAGGCTTTGCAAACGCAAATTACAAGCCTTGTGGCAGATAGAGAAAATGATGGAAGAAGGTCGCGGTTAAAAGCATTACTTAAAGACACAGGTACTTTTGGAAAGACTGTCCTAAAGAATTTTGACCGAATGAAGTTTGAAAATGAAACAGAGTTTGACGAGTTCTATGATGGCGTGACTGAAGATTTGGCGGCCATAAATCAAGAGCGTGCTGATTCCGGATTGTCTAAGCTTGGAGCTTCTGCTGCATCTAGCGGAAACAAAAAAGATGATGACAAACCAGAAGTGCTGAACGAAAAACAGGTTGATGAGCTTGCCGAAAGTTTGTAACTTAATTGTTTAAATTATGTATGGAGTAGGAAAAACAGAGTATTTTGACTCAGGAAAAGAATCCGTTGTAATCAGAAAGTATTTAAACGGAATTACAGGAGGTGTTATACTTGACATAACAGGGTTTGCAGAAGATTTTGTACAGTGCGGTCATGTAATTATCCGTGACACAACAACAGGAGAGTATAAACCGATGCCTGTATCAGATGGTAATTATTCTGCATTGCCTGTAAATTGCGAATATGTGGGATTTAACATAACTACGGCATCTAAGGATACGCCACATGTTGGAGTTATAACGGCAGGAGAGATAAACGACAAAGCTCTTCCTTATTCAATTGACACAATAAAAGATGCTATAAAGAAAGCTGTTCCGACAATTCAATTCGGGCACGATGTTATTAACTAAAAAAATATAGGAAATGAATAGTTCACTTTTTTTGAAATATATTTTGTCTTTCTTCCCGATTCTGAAAACTCTAATCGAGAAGATTAACGGCAAACGTTCTAACGAGCTAACATATCTACATAAAGACCCGACAATATTGCGAAGGGTGTTTTCTGTAGACAACAAATGGGAAACAGACACTGTTGATACTTCATATGTAGCAGCAGATTATGTAGCCGTAGACTCTCCAGTCCCTTTGAAGTCGCGTGACAGAATTTCAACAAGCTCAGGAAAGCTTCCGAAAATGGGTATGAAGAAGTTCTTGAAAGAGTCGGATATTATAAAGCTTAGGCTCATGGAAGCACAGGGTGGACAGGTTGCTGAAATAAGAAGACGTCTTGCGCAAGACCCTGTAGCATGTTCTGTTGGTATTGATGAACGTAACGAGTACGCCTTGCTCTATGGTTTGTCAAATGGTTTTGTCGCTGTGAGGGACGACGATAATCCCAGAGAGCTCCTTCGTATACAGTATGGTTATTTGGACGACAACAAACTTGGAATAGCGGATACGGATGAAGGACTAACCGTTGACGATCTGAAGAAAGCAATAGACCGCGCTTCAAATGATGGTAACTCCATCACTACATTCTGGATTGCCAAAGAGACATTTGACGCCTTGAAGAAAACCAATTCTGCGAAGGAGTTGGTGGCTACATATAATGGTCAGACATACGACTCTACCACAAAATTGCCAACGCCAACTTCAAATAGATTCCAAGAGGCGTTTACTGACGAGACAGGGGTGACTTTCCGTATTATTAACAGAACAGTAAGACTGGAACACGACGGAAAGCGCAAGAGTGTGAAACCGTGGAATAAGAAAATGGTAATTGGTGTCTGCAATAATATGATAGGAGCTCTTGTTTATGGTCAAGTTGCAGAGGATAGTAATCCTGTGAATGGAGTCACTTATCAGAAGATAGACTATAAGCTTATATCAAAGTTCTCAACAACGGATCCATTGCTTGAAACCACTGCAGTGCAGGCTTACTGCTTGCCGGTAATAGAGGACGTAGACACAATTTATCAGATTGATGTTACACTAAAGGATGCCGCGGAGAAAGTAAATACGGAGGCTGAGGCGCAAGACACAGGAGATACTTACACGACTATAGTCGACAAGAAATATAACAAGGCAAAAGCCATTACAGCTCTGAATGATTTGGGAGCGACACTGGCAAGTGACGCAACTGACAAAGATGTAATTGATGCTTATAATCTTTTGCCGCCTGTGAAGAAAGGACAATTTGCAAAGAACTGCAAAGCGGAGGAGTAAGTTATGAAAACAATAGGCCAAGCTCTAATTGATGAAGTCCATATCCCAATACCCTTTGGATATATAGAAAACGTATGTATAAAACGTGGACTAGACCCAGAAGAAGAATTCAGCAAAGATATTGCCGATTGTGATTTGTACAAGGGAGCTTTGGCTGATTGCTTATATTCTCTTGTCCAAGCTGTTGGTTTCTCAGAGTCGGACAAATCTATAGGCTCATTGACAGAAGACCAGCGCAAAGCTATAGTTTTCAATGCCAATAAGCTTTATAGGTCAATTGGCGAAGATGAAGTCTATTTGGAATCTCAACCCACTGTATATATAAATTGCTAATGAGTCTTTTATCTTTCAATAGAGCTGTACTTTATCGTCAAAATGTATTTGAGGGTTATATTGATGAGGATGGAAATTTCTTACCAGGTAGTAAATCATGGAAAAGATGCTGCTCGTGCGATTTCGCTCCCAATGGTTCTGCTTTAAAAATTCCTATACCTGATGGGAATGTAGAGTATTATTCATACACAATCAGTAACATTCCTGTATGTGTAGACGATTTTGAGTATGGAGACTATATAAAACTTTTAATTCAAGGCGGAAAAGAGCTTATTTTAAAGGTTAAAGGTTTTCATCGCTATCAATTACAATGCAAGATATGGGCATAAGAATGACAACATCAGCAAGTCAGTTAAATGCTTTTCTTTCGCAAGCGTTATCTATCTATCAAGGATATTTGTTGAAAGCATTAGCGAAATTGGGCGAAGAATGTACTGCAAGGATAAGAAACCGGTCAGCAAAAGAAAGCTGGATAGATCATACAGGTAATCTCCGTAGCTCTATTGGTTATGCTGTGTATGAGACAGGTAAGAAATTCTTGGAATCTATGTTCCCCCAAGTGCTTAACGGTGTAGATGGTTCTTCAAAGGCGAAGACCATGATAGCAGATTTAGCAAAAGAATATAGTAAAGTATATGCATTGGTTGTTATAGCCGGAATGGAGTATGCAAGCAACGTAGAGGATATAGATGGGAAAGATGTCTTGGCGAGTACAAAAATATGGGCAACTTCAATTTTAGAGAAAAGGTTAAAGACAGCGAGTGACACTGCGATTTTGCAAATAAATAAATTAAAGATATGAGGTCAGACGAAGATATTAAGACGGACGTGTATAAATACATAAAATGTACACCTTTGGTACGTGAAGTAAGCGGATGTTTGTCAAAGCGTTTAAGACCTCATAATTCAAAGAAAGAAGATATTGTGATATCTGTTGTGGCCAATGAGGGCATACAAGAACAGACAGCAATTCTAAATGTTAACATATACGTACAGGACATGGATGTAAAAGGTCAGAATGAAGAAAACTCTATTCGCCTAAATGAATTATGTTCGTTGTCTTGGTCTGCTTTGAGATCTTTTTGTACTGAAGGATATTTTGCGAGAGCAATAGGTCAAAGGGTTTATCCGACAGATACAGGAGAACATATTATTAACAACAAAATTGAGTATAAATTAATAAACGATTAAACTATGGCAGTAACAGGATGGGGGAAACCCTCAATATTTGTAAAGAGATTGGATAAGCCGGCTGAAGGGGATTATCCTTGGAAGAAAATAGACACGCCGAAAGAAGATTCTACGCAATTGAATCCTACTAAAGGCGATGTCCTTGAAGCAAAAGAGGAAGGCGGTGCCACTATAGACAAGAAGACAAAGAAAAGTACATACGAACTTGCTTATCAGCTCTTTGTCAAAAAGAACAAGAAACAGCCTTTTACATCTATAGACGGAATTGTAGAAGGAGAATATGCTGTAGCTGTACAACCTGAAGACAGTAAAGGAACAGGTATATATATAGGAAAATCTACGATAGGAACAGAAGAAGGATTCACTTCTGCTGATGGAGGACTTATTACATATACACATTCTGCTCTTGTACCAGAAGGAGATGAAACTGCGAAAGTAACTCTCGAAGACAATACGGAAGAGTTTGCACAAGTCATTTGGAAAGTTATTACTGCAACAAAAGACACTGCAACTGACGGATACAAGTTGGAATTAAAAGACCCTTCAGAGGGCTAATAGCCATTTTAATACAAGACCCATGTCGCCCAACGGTAGGACACCTGTAGAAATACTGCGAAGTTGTAGCGGGTTCGACTCCCGTCATGGGTCCCAATAAAAAACTTGATATGAGCATAGGGGAAACGATTATAAGCACAATAACAGAACTACCAGTAGGTCTTCAAATTGGCAGTCGACATTTCAATTTATATCCAGCATCAGTTGGTAAGACATTTATCGTGTCACAGCTTATAAAAAGTCTTGACATAAACAATGAAGCGCTTATGGTTGACCCTTATTTGGAAATGCTTAGCACAGTTAAGAAAAAACGAGATTTATGCTGCCGTATAATAGCATACTATACATTAAACAAAAAACAGGATATATTAAACTCACGGAAAGTAAAAGAAAGGCAGAGTATATTCCTTAAAGAATTAAATGATGAGGATATAACTACTGTACTTCTAATTATACTAAATGATGATGCAGTATCAAAGATATGTAAGGACACTGGTATAGACAAAGAGACCAAAAGAATGACAGAGGTGAACAGATGTAAAGACACAAAGAATACCTTTGTCTTTGGAGGAAAAACAATATGGGGCAATCTTATTGATACAGCTTGTGAAAGATACGGATGGTCTTTTGAATATGTCCTATGGGGAATATCATATAACAACCTCACTTTAATGCTTAAAGATAAGATTGCATCCGTATTCTTATCAGACGAAGAAATGAAAAAATGCCATATTTCAAGAGATAGAGATTTTATCAACGGAGATGATCCGGAAGCAGTAAAGAGAGAGGTAAGCAAGCACCGTTATTATTTATAATTCGACCTCCTACGCACGCGAGGACACTATAAAGCCTATGGCAACATTAAAATTTGATGCAATATTAGAGAATGCGAAAGTAATCTCTGGGTTTAGAGAGATACAAAATGCTGTTCACCAGACTTCTAAAAAGGTACAATCGGAAGGAAAGAGTATAGATGACATACTTGATGGTATTTCATCAAAATTGAATGTAGCCATTGGAGGGTGGACTGCATCGCAGTTTATAAACCAGATAATGCAAGTCCGAGGCAAGTTTCAGCAAACGGAAATGGCTTTTAAGACAATGCTTCAAAGCGAAGAGAAAGCCAATACCCTTATGAAGGAGCTTATACGCACTGCAGCCATAACACCTTTTGGAGTAGACGATGTAACCGAGGGAGCTAAACAGTTGTTGGCATTTAACGTTGCAGCAGAAGATGTAAATAAGACATTGATAGGTTTGGGCGATGTGTCTGCAGGAATGGGTATCCGGCTTTCTGATATGGTAATGTTGTATGGTACAACTATAGCCAAGGGGAAAATGGATACAATGGACTTGTATCAGTTCCTTAATAGAGGTATTCCAATTGCTGATGAGCTTGCAAAGGTTATGGGACTCGACTTGAACAATGCTATTGCAGAGGTTCAGAAGCAGATAAAAGCCGGAAAGGTAACAAGCGATGTCTTTATACAGGCGATGCAGAACATGACTTCACAGGGAAGTAAGTTCGGCGGTCTTATGGAAGCACAATCGCAGACTATTACCGGTCAGATAAGTAACATAGAGGATGGAGTTGAACAGATGTTCAACGAGTTGGGACGCTCCCAGGAAGGGGTTATAAATGCAGGTCTTGGTATAGTTTCAAAGCTCGTTGATAATTGGGAGACTGTAGGAAAGGTTCTTTTAACTGTTGTAGCAGCTTATGGAGCATACAAGGCTGCTATTATAACACTTTATGCAATTGAAAAGGCACGTATAGCTTTGAATACAGCTGTTCGATTCATTCAACTAGCTAAGAATATTACAACGGCAGCACAGGCTATGAGAGTGTTTAACCTTGCTTGTAGCGCAAATGTCTTGGGACTTATTGTTGGTGCGATAGCTGCTGCAGTAACCTATTTCAGTATATTCGGTCATAAAGTAGAAAGTGTTGCCGAGCAAACAGAAAAGTTTGGGGAAGACGCAAAGAAAGCAACATCTAATGTGGAAAGCCTTATCAGCATTCTCAAAGTTGCAGACAAGAACAGCAAAGTTTACAAAGATACTGTCAAAGAATTGTCCGGTATATATAGCAATTACGGAATTGAGCTTACAAAGATTGCAGAAGATGAAAGCAATATCGTAGCAGTAAAGGATGAGGAGATAAAGAAATCACAGGAGCTTATTGATCAGATACGGTTAGAATCTGTAGAAAGAAATCGTGCTAATGCTATAAGCAAAGCTAACGAAACATATAATACAAGCGTATCTGATGCAGAAGAAACATTAAAGAATACCCTAAAGAGATATGGCGAAGCAAAATCCACCGCTATAACAATGGGAGTGGAGAATATTGTTTCCCCAGAACTCATTGATAGAATGAATAAATATATCGAGATTCGTTCTCAATATGTAAAGGGCACAAAAGAATGGACAAATGCGAATAATGAATACCTAAAGATAAATAACTTAATTAACAGTAGCGTCCGAGATTTAGCGGATAAGTTTGGGGTTAGTTATGCTAATATTAACAGAGCCTTGTCGCAATACATATCAATCTTGTCTGATGCACGCTTAGTATATTCGAGCACTATAAAACAAACGAATCAAGTCGCCGATGCCACAGAAGAGTTGTCAACAAAAACTTTAACTTCAGCAGAACGTCAGAAATTAATACAGAAACAATTACAGGGTACAGGTGATGATGTTAAGACGCTTACAACCCGCATTATGAACCTGATACACAGTTACGGTGATAATGATTTACGCTTTCATATAAAGTTTGATGCAGAAATCCCTAAGTGGATGCTAAATAAATCAATACCAGAACTTTCAAGGTTAGCTAAGACCTTTACTGCGGCAGCTAAGGATTTGGCAGATAGGGGGAAAACTGGAGCCATAGTAAATGGGAAATGGGAGAGTATTGATGAAATAGCGAATAAAGGGTATAATTATGGGCGTGCTCTTGGCAAAAAGCAAGATGACGCAGATGCAGAAGCTAAGCGTAAGGCTAAAGAAAAAGCAGATGCAGAAGCTAATGCAAAGAAGAATAAAGATGCAGCAAATAAATCTAAAGACGCTGCAAATAAACGCAAGCAAGTAGAGGAAGAGTTAAATAACGAGTTGCATGATCTTCAGCAAAAGAACATAGATGAAACAATCTCCCTCATGCAGGAAGGCACAGAGAAGAAGCTTGCTGAAATCAAGAATGACTATGCCAAGCGCAAAGCCGAGATTGACAAGCAGGAAGCAGAGTTCAAGAAGAAAAACAAGGAAGCTGGCAAGAAAGTAATCCTTACCTCTGCTCAGTCCGATGCCCTCAATAAGGCAAGAGACCTCGCTACCCAAGAGTATAACAAGAAGCTTGATGAGGTCAACAGGGAAGCCCTCACCTCTATGCGCGACTACTTGAAGGAGTATGGTTCACTCTATCAGCAGAAGCAAGCCATTGCCGAGGAGTACGAGGAGAAGATTGCTAAGGCTCAGACGGAAGGAGGGAAGAAGACGCTCCAACAGGAGAAGAAAAAAGTACTCGCCAACTTCGACTACGAAAGCATTTCTATGGGCATTGATTGGAAGGGTCTGATGAGTGGTGTGGGTAATATGAGCAAGGAAATGCTCAAACCAATGCTTGAAAAGCTAGATGCTTATACCAACACTGACAAATTCCAGCAAGCCGATACTCAGACACAGCAGAAGGTTGTTGACCTCATGCAGGAGATTCGCACTTACCTCGGCACTGATCAGAATGCAACGTGGCAGAACCTTGCTGCATCCATCAGTATTTTCAATCAGTCTGTTGCTGAGTACCAAAAGGCTGTTGAGGAAGAGAAGAGACAGAGTGAAAACTTCAAGTCCGCAAAGGCTCTCCATGACAAGGGCAGTATCTCCGACAAGGAACTTCAGCAGGCAAAGAAAGCTACTGATGATGCAAGTCAAGCGGTAGTTGATGCCAAAAACAAAATGAATACCTTCGGTATCAAGCTCAACTCAGCTACGGAAGCCGTTACGAACTACACTTCGGGCCTTACTGCTGCACTCAACAAGCTCGGAACGTGGAAAGGCAACGAAGGGTTCTCTGAGGTACAATCATCAGTAGGCAACATAGATGCTTTGAAGGGTGTTCTTGATGAATCCCTCTCCACTATGGGTAATGGTGTCGCTAAGACGATGGGCGCAACCATATCGAAAGGTCTAGGAAGCACTCTCGGTTCAATCGGAGGCGGAATAACCAATATGATGGGTAGTGCTCTCGGTTCAATCGTTGGAGTGGTGGCGCAGATACCGAAACTCATCCTCAATCTTGCAAGTTCCATAAAGAGCTTTGTGACTGGCATTCTCGATTCATTCACTCAGTTACTTCAACTCGAATGGCTATCAGATTTGGTTGACAGCATTCTTGCTTCCGTGGGAAATCTCATTGATGCCATCTTCGACCTTCCCGAAAACCTATTCAAGGCTCTTGAAAGCATTGTTGTTAATGGTGTTGGTGGTCTTCTTGATACGGTTTTAGGTCGTGTAGGCAACATTCTCTCCCTCGGAGCACTTTCATCGAAAGGTCCATCAGATTGGTTCACCAACTCGAATGCCGAAAAGGTTCAGAAGACTATTGATAGGCTGACGGACAGAAATACCCTCTTGCAGCAATCCATCGAGGATTTGACTGACGCAATGGAAAACTCCTTTGGCTCCAAGGCAACCTCCTACTACGAGCAAGCATACAAGAATCAGCAGGAAGCGAATAAGAATTATCTTGATATTGCTAAAGCGCAGGCTAGCTATCATGGTGCTCATGGCTCATGGAATCATTATTGGAACGGTTTCAGTAATAATGAAATGAATTGGATAAGGAGTAATGTTAAGTCAGATTTCAATGGCGACCTCTTCTCCCTTAGTCCTGAAGAAATGAAACTTCTCCGTGGCAACGTAGCCATTTGGGAGCATATCGAGAATACTGGTAAGGGTAACTATGGTGGACGTCTAACGGAGAAGCTTAATGACTACATAGACCAAGCAGGAAAGCTAGAGGAGCTGTCAGACCAAATGAAGGAGAATCTTACTCAGATTTCCTTTGATAGTATGAAGGACAGCTTCATATCGAGCCTTATGGATATGAGTAAGTCAGCACAGGATTTCTCAGATGATTTCGCTGAAATGATGCAGAAGGCTCTCCTGTCATATTCGATGGAAGACCTTATTAATGGTGATCTGAAAGAGCTATATGATGATTGGGCAAAGGCCATAAAGAACAAAAACGGAAAGCTCACAGATGAAGATATAGAATCATTTAATCAGCGCTATGATGCTATTGTGCAGGAAGGAATCAAACGCCGTGACGAATGGTCTAAGGTAACTGGATATGATGGAACATCATCATCAGGTCAAAAGACAAGTTCTTCTGCCGCGTCAAGCATGACGCAAGACCAGGCAAATGAATTGAACGGAAGATTCACAGCGTTGCAGATAGCAGGAGAGAATATAAACAACAATGTTGTGCAAGTCGTAGCATACATGCAGAATATCGCAGAACTCGGAATATCAACCAATGGGGCTGTGTTTGAAATTAGAAATATGATGATAATGACAAACAGCTATCTTGAAGATATGGTTCGTTATGCCAAGCTGACCTATAACGATTTTGGGAGCAAGATGGATGATATATACGGCAAGTTGAAATCTTTGTAGTTCTAAGCTGTTATAATGGCACGCCCAATAAAACTACACTTCAGTAATGTTAAGGTGTCTCAAACTTAAAATAAACAAGGAAATAAGATGTTAAAAGGTCAATTATATATTAACGGCAAAGATGCCTATACAACATACGGAATAATCATGAGTGATACAGCTCTTAGTACTCTTATGACGCCTGTTCCAAGCAAGGAGTATATCTCTAACAGTAGTAGGCTTGTTGACGGGATGAGGGTTTTTAAGGGTAATGTGAAAATGGATGAAAGAGAGATAACACTTCCTTTTAATATGACAGCAAGAGACAGAGACACATTCTTGTCTAACTATTCCAAATTCTGTGAAGAAGTTCTTGCTAAAGGTGAAATGGTACTTCATACATCGTTCTTGCCAAATGTATGGTATCGGTGTATTTATATCTCTTGCAGTCAATTCAGTCAGTTCATGAGAGAAATGGCATCATTCAGCTTGAAGTTAAACGAACCTGACCCATCTAACCGTGGGGAAATAGACAAAGATACGCTATGGTAACACTATACAGAAATAAGACAAAGCTATTCTCTACCGAGATAAACAAGGATAGCAAATACTCACGTCAGCTTATGTCTGACGACTATATAACTCTCAAGTTCTCCCTGCTCGAGCCCATAAAGTTTGAGCTGGGGGATTTTTGTGATTGTGCGTTCGGAAGATACGAAGTGACGAGTCCTTATATTCCATCGTACAATGAAAGTACTGGAGGATATGATTACGAATTGCGCCTTGAAGCTGAATACCGCAAGTGGAAGAACAAGATTTTCCAGCACAGACCGCAGTATGGCGGACTTGAAGCATCTTGGTCGTTGACCGCCAACAAGATTGACGTCTTCATGCAAGTTTTCCTGTCAAACCTGTCGACTCGCGGTTACAAGTACAAGCGTGCGACTGATTATCATGTGGAATACGGTGATGATGTTGACCTTGAAAAATCCTACCCTTTGTCGTTCAGCAACACAAATCTCATAGACGCCCTTACGCAGATTGCCGAAAAATGGGAAACGGAATGGTGGATAGAGAACAACATCATCCATATCGGCAAATGTCAGTTCGGGAAAGAGGAAAATGCTCTCGTCTTTGAAGATGGCGTCAATGTGACGAAGATGTCAAGCAGCGCAAGCAAGACGGATTTCGCCACAAGACTGTACGTTTTCGGTTCAACAACCAATGTTCCGGCACGTTACCGCAAGAGGCTTGATTTCGATGTAAAGAAAAAAGGCGATAACTGGTTTTACGACACTGCAAGACCTTTGACGCTTGACATGTTCAAGACTATCGGGGAAAGCAGAATCAAGACACAGGCCCTGACAGGCGGCAGCGGTCAATCCACATCAAACAATACCGTAACGTTTACCCCGTCTTCCGAAATGAAATTTTCCGACATCGGCAGATGCTATGCGAAGACGAGTGTATGTTCAATGGCGATTACCATTGACGATCCATACGGATTTTGGGAAAAGACTACAGAGATGCAAAACGCTTTCTGGGGCTTCTATTTTCATTGCAACGTAAAGATTAAAGTCGGTGCAAGACAATGCGTGAAATCGGGAGAAAACATATCTTATCATGTCTTGGGGAGTTCCATCGCCAATTATACCAAAGATGTATTCATCCGTTATGACCAGAAGGAACTGGGTACATTTCCCTTGCCGGACGTTGACTTTCTGATGTCTTCTGATAAACCAGTCGACCTTGAAGTGACTGCTTCTGTCGAGCTTGTCGGTGACTGCATTCTTCGCTTTGACCACGGAACAGAGCCACCCGACAAGGAACTGGATATAGGGGCACAGAAGGATAAATTCACGATAAATTACAGTCTGTCTTCCGCATCTTGTGATTTCAGCAAGAAATGGGCTGAGTTCAATGTGCTTTATCTGTCGGGCAACAACAACGGCAAGAGTGATGTCTGCCGCTATTATGACGGGGCTGACACCATTCGCTATCAGAATATCGCACCTGTTCTTGGAGACAGGTATCAGATAACAAGCAATATCATCACCCCAAAGGTTCCGGCATACTATTTTTCCGATGATTACCAGTCTGAAATCGTCAAGACAGGCATCGTGGAACGACATCTTATGCTCCCGTTGTCGTGGAACAACGGACACAACTGGATAGATGCAAAGGAAAACATGTCGGAAGAGGAAATCGTAGAAGGCGTCATAGTTCTGAATGACTACTACCCAAAGGCGAAATGCACCGTCAGCAAAGTTCTGTCGTACAAAATCGAACAGGTTGACGAGAAGACAGGCAAGAAGACAGGCATCTATGACACTTATTATCTTGTAGCTACCGATGACATGGCGCTGAAGAATGAATATATGCTGAAGTCGGCAGACAATTTCAATATCAATTTCAACAGTGGTTCCTGTGTCGGGATGACCTTTGAATTTGACTTGAAAGAAAAAGGATATGTCTTTGAAAACGCTGTCCTTGAAGACGGAACGCTTGGTTCTCTGACGCTTGACAGGCAGTATTTCCATATCTATGCCAACGAGACATACGGCAGACTCCTGCCCGACACTATAATTGCGCCCAAAGTCGGTGATGAGTTTTACGTGCTCAATTATGACGCTGATTACTTTGACGAAATGGGGCTTACGGCTAACGCTGAGAACGAACTGTTGGCAAAGGGCAAGGAATATATGGAAAAGAGCAAGATTGACCCTAACACATATACTTGTCCTCTTTACTGGTGGTATGCCAAAGAGCACGGCACTTTGTCCCTCGGGCAGCGTGTGAAGCTTGTCAATGCCGCATGCTTTGATGGTGGATACAGAATGTCACGCATTATAGGCATGGAACTCAACCTTGATGTTCCTTACGATGAAGCGACATATACCGTGGGAGAAGCTGCATCTTATTCTCGTCTTGGGGATATGCAGAATCAGATTGACGAGATAAAGCTGAACGGCTCTACATACATCAACAACGGCTCGCAATCTTCTGGCGGCAGCAATATCTATGTCATCAAGCAGGATGACAACACTCCCGCGACTGATTTCAACGTATATAGCGCAAGCCGTTCCGACAAAAACTATCCGTCCAAGGTTAACGACGACACCATTTCGGGGACATATACATTCCAGATGTGGCAGAAATTCCTCCGCGGCATCATGCTCGGCAGCGAGTATTCCATCAGCGAGTTGGGAGAGGCGGTGCTGAAAAGCCTCACGCTTGGGAAATACGGCATCACAAGCACGGGAGACGCGACACTGGGAGAGATAGCATCGACGGACTATAACGCAGACGAGCAGAGCGGTTACGGACTGAAGAAAAGGACGGACGGCAAATACAAGCTCTCGCTTACAGACCTTGAAGTATGGGGCAAGGCGGTGTTCCATGAACTTGAGATACGCAAGCTGTCGTATGTCGGCGGAAATTTCGTTTTCTCACCGGCAGGAAGCAGCCTGTATTATGTTGAGCAGGTGGAAGGAGACTGGTGGTGCTATATCCTCGCCGACGACGGGGAGAAAGCAACGGAAAACCTCTGGAAAGAAGGCGACTTGGCAAGATGCAAGACCTTCAACGTGAAGACAGGAGTGTACCAGAACGTGCAGAACAAGGACTACTGGCGCAAGGTTACATGGGTGTCGCCAAACACCTACGAGACCGACAACAGCGGAAAGACAATCCTTGCCGGAAGGAAATTCCACCTTATAGTGCTGAGCGCCACCGACTGCATGACAGGCAGCGACATCCCTACGGCAGGCGACGACATCTGCTGCTTGGGAAGCAAGACACAGGCGACGGAAAGAGGCAATGCGGTGATGATAAACACCACAGGAGACGGAGCGCCAAGCTTCATCCAGTATGCCGGGATAAACGACTACAAGCTCGACGGCAAGGAAGTGACGAAGCTCTCTCCAAGCGGCAACATCATCAGAGGAGCCTTCTACGCCCAGAACGGCACGAAGGAACTGTCGATTGCCATTGACGAGCAAGGCAAGTCTCTTGACGGACTGTCGAAGACCATTGCAGAGCTGAAAGTGGAAGCGGACAGGATTTCAGCAAAGGTAGACAATGTGGCGAGAACATACCGCAACCTCATCCCCGACTCGAAGGTGATGCTGAGGAGCAACGGATATGGAGTGTGCCACAGAACGGTTAGGCTTGAAGCAGCAACGATCTATACCCTCAGCGTGAGAGGCACGGCGGAAAACAGTCTGACAAGCGCAGGAGGCAGTCTGAGAGTGTACGTCTACAACGACGCATGGTCATTCGTACAGGCAGTAGACATCACCGGCGAAGACCAGACCGCAAGCGTCACCTTCGACATCACGGAAAGCGCAACCTACAACGTAGCAGCCTACGCATACCACGCCGAATCCGTTAGCGTGTATGACAACAGACGAGCACAGGAAAAAGGCTTCTTCCGCCTCGACTATATGCAACTGGAAGAAGGTGAATCGGCGACACCGTGGACCCCTGCTGAAGAAGACCCTGCCGTGATAGGTAATCTTCTGCCCAGCCTCGATGAAGGAGGATGGGTGAAGGCATCAGGAACGGAGCTCACCACCGACGCATACGTGGTGGACGGAAGACACACCACCGTAGCACACTACAAGGACACGAAAAACAAGGCACTCCTCCTGCTGCAATGCCCTGTGACATTGGACGGGGAATCCTCCTACACGATGTCAATGTGGGTGAAGGGAACGGGCACTATTGGAACGGTGCTCGGTCCTGCCTGCTGCGTGCTTGCCACCGACAACCAGGGACACGAAGCATCGGGCACGACAGGAGGAGTGGTGAACACCCTCACGGCAGACTGGAGGAAGATAATAGTAAGATGGTCGATTGCGCCTATCGCCTACAACATGATAAAGAACTCCGGCTTCAATGATGCGGCAGGACAGCTCACATCGTGGAGCACGATGGGCACTTGGCAGGTGAACACCAACGGCATGGCGCAACTCACCAATATCGCATCGAGCGCAAGTTTCGGTCAGCTCTCTCAGCCTGTCAAGATTACAGCCGGAACGATATACACCTTACAGTTTAGCACCACCAATTTCGGCATGACCCTGCTCCTCGCCAACATGGGACCTACGGCAGTTACCCTTGACGGGAAGTCTGTCACGGCAGACGCTTCCGGCAAGATAGAGATGGCGGCAGACCAGACCGTGACCAACCACATCGTCACCTTCCAGGCAAAGAGCGTGAAAGGCACACCTGCCGTAGTGTTCCGTATGACGCAGAAATACGGTTCTGTTGGCAAGGTGATGCTCAACGAAGGACACATCCCATCGGTGTACCACACGCAGGAAGACGTGAAAGACACCCTTGTCCCCGTGCAGCTCTCTGCCGGAGGCGAGGTGTGGGTGGCAGGAGTGAAGCTCGAAAAGAGCTACAGGGCGACGGAATACACAGAGCGCACCCTCACGGCAGGTCAGCTCCTGCCAGTGGGCATCGACATCGAGGCACAGAAGATAATCGCCACTGCGGACAATTTCGTGGTCAGGAACAGGCAAGGCGAGACCACCACGGCAATCACTGCCGACGGGCAGCTCACGGCAGGAATCCTCGCAACGATGAACAGAGGCGAGGGCTACGTGAAAGCCCAGGACGGACTCATGGAGGTGTTCAACGGCAAGGGTCAGTTGAACATCCAGTTCGGTCTCGATCCGAACAGCGGAATGATGGTGCTCTCGTATTACGACAACCTCGGCAACCTGCTTTACAATCTCGGTCCCGGCGGACTTGAAAACAAAGGCTTGCAGACCGCCAGTGTGTCAACCTATTCGGCAGAAAGACTCGGCACCTTCTTCGCAAATGTGATTGTGATGGGCGGTGTGACCTCCTACGATGATGATGTGTACCACACCAATTCCGACGGAGACAATATCATAGACAGCAAGTTCAAGAGTCAACTCATGCCAAGCGCCGCTACAGGAGCAGGCTACGAGCCGAAATCGAGGATGAACCAGTCTGACGACATCTATTACTACCGTGCCGCGAGGGTCAGCAACGCTTATGTAGCCGACACAGCAAACGGCATCAACACGCCGGCTCTGGCACAGCAGGCAGACGGGAAATGGTTCAACCGCCGACCGCTGTATATGAACGGCAGTTTGCAACTTATCACCTCTGGAGTGTATATCGAAAAGGACGAGAAGCTGCATTGGGGAACGAAGAAGAACGGACTGAACGTGCTCGCCATCTATGTGTATAACTACTATACCGACGTGGACGGAACGAGAGAGAGAGTTGAAGTGTTCGTGGAATAAACAACAAACAATAAAAAACATGAGAAAGGTAAGAATCGGCAATGACATCAATGTCAGATGGGAGGTGAAGACGGACGGACAAGCCGTGAGCCTCGAAGGGAAGGCGCTGAAGCTCTACGTGAGGTCGGCGTACAGGAAAGAAGAAATCACGACCTTCACGGTGGAAGGCTGCGTGGTGAGCTTCACATACCCTGCCTCCATGCAGCGCATGACGGGAGCAAGGGCAGTGATACTCGAAGACGCAACCAAAGGAGCACCACGCAGGACTGTGTGTGCAGACCAGGCATTCACTCTCGTAGCACATACGTGTGAGGAGAGCGACGACGATGTGGAGTTTGAGGATTTCATGGTCAGTCTCCAGAGTAATGTACTTATCGGCAAGCCCGGACTTTCGGCATACGAGGTATGGCTCAGCGAGGGCAACACTGGAACACTCGAAGACTGGTACGCCTTCCTGCGCAAGCCAGCCACTGACATTGCCGCAGATGTAGCGGAAGCAGAAGCTGAACGCAAGGCAGCGGAAACGGCAAGACAGGAGGCGGAAGAAGGTCGCATCACATCAGAACAGGAGCGCGCCACTGCCGAAACGTTGCGCAAGCAGGCAGAGACAGGCAGGAACAATGCCGAGCAGGAACGCACCACGGCAGAGCAGACAAGGAAGGACAGCGAAGCCTCACGTGTGGCTGCCGAGCAGGAACGCATTGCTTCTGAACAGACGAGACAGGAGAACGAAACTGCAAGAGTGACCGCCGAAACAGAACGTGGCAAGAAGGAGACCGAGCGCATATCATCTGAAACGGAGCGCAAATCAGCTGAGCAGAAGCGTAAATCAGCTGAGCAGGAACGCAAGACTGCGGAGAATGGACGCGAGGATGCGGAATCTGGACGTGTCTCTGCCGAGACATCACGACAGAGCGCAGAGGCAAAGCGTGAGCAGGCTGCGAAAGACAACAAGGCTGCCAACGATGCTGCGGTGGCTGCTGCCCAAGCCGCTACTGCTGCTGCCGACACTGCTACGGGCAAGGCTAACACGGCAGCGACAAATGCTGACACGGCAACGGCAAATGCAAACTCTGCCGCCGATGCCGCAAGCAAGGTGAACGCCGTGATGGGCGACGACCATGTGCTGACCGTTACCGACCGCACAGGAGCAGTGAAGACCGCCGACCTGGGCGATGTTTCAGATGTAGCCCGTCTAAAACGCAGCCTTGGTCCTTATTCGGAACGTCCTGACATTGTGCTCACTCCTTCGGATCAGAACGTGGCAATAAGCGCCGACGGCGTGAAGGTGGCAAAGACAGGCTGGGCGATGGCGGAATTTACTGCCGAGCTTGGTAATGAATACCTGTTCAAGCCGGGGGCTACAGACGGAAATGTGTGCGTTTTTGCCGAGTATATCGACAAGATAGAACGCAGGGCAATTGAATATACATACACATACGACGAGACGGGACGCATAGCCACGGCGAAGGCTACATACGACGGCAAGACTCATTCTTATACCTACGCATACGATGCGACGGGAGAGACAACGAGAGAGGTGACGGGAGAGAGCTGTGTGATTACCGACGACCAGACAGGGCAGACCGTGGATTATCTGCCTGCTACGTTCCAAACCACCGTGGGCAGCTATCAGCCGATGACATTGCTCAATGCCGATGCAGAGCTTCCAGAGGACGGATATTGCCGCTTTGTGTCAAACTTCCAGTCTCGTAGCGCCATCAAGGTGGTGGTGAGCTACAAAACGGACGTTGCCGACCTCACGATGAAGGTTGTGAGAGACGGAATGACGGCGAGTATGTGTACGCAGCTCAGCAAGATTAATCAGAAGGTGGACGAAACGAAGGCGAACATCGAGACTCTGAGAAGCGAGATGGAGGGCATGGCAGACTATTATGTCGGCGAGAACGACGAGAAGACAGGTGATCCAAATTTCAAGAACTGCAAGGGCAACAAGGAAATCTTATCCGACTGGCACTTCTATCTCATCGACCACACCGACAACACAGGAGAGGCTACGCACCCTGTGGGTGAGCTGATGGGTAACAATCTCTTCCGCTTCAAGAGCGGAGCGTTCGCACCTACCGTGGGCATTACGGAGGCGATGCGTGCTGCGTGTGACGTGCAGCTCTATACCGATGCTGAGCACACTGCTCCATTGACGCTGAAAAATGGTGTTATTGTAACCGATAAGGCAGGTGAGCACCCTTACGACGCAGCGGAGGTTTATAATTCCCTGGGACTTGTTGACCTATACGATGGCGAGGGTAACAAGGTGCGCCAGTTGTTGCCATGGGAGACCACGGAGACGAAGTATTCGGTGATGAAGGGAAGATACGACACCCTCTATCCTGTTGACCGACAGACTGGCGACAGCGGCAAGATGCTGACAGGAATATTCAAAGAACCCATGAAGTATGATGGTATAGACACCGGCAGATTTCCGTTGCTCGGCACTGCAATGTCACCATGTCCTATTACTACGTTGGGCGGCAATGCAAGGAATTTTTTCTATACCTATGCCGTGGGTGATACGAACACGATGAACCACGTAAGCCAATATGGAAAGGATGTATGCTCGATGTTCGTAGACGACGGACGCACATATCCGAGAACCAATGATATTTCCCTGGCAATGAATAAGGTTGTAGCCCGTGTGTCTAATGTCAATTCACAATCGCCGGTGCCGTTTGCCGAGGGTGGCTATCACTCTCTGAATGTATTCATCATTTGTATGGAATTGCTCTATGGTACGAAAAATCTTCACGACAACGCACTCTTCGGTTCGGGAATATCGAGCAACGACAACGTAAAAAACGAAAACGATTGGAGAGAGAACGGCGGAGTGCGCACCAAGGAGCAGGGCACCCAAGACTGGGTTTATTCCCTTATGGGCAGAAAAGCGTACTTTGGAGCGAATGCCAATATGGACACGAACAACTTCAGTTATTACATCAACTATGGCAGACCGAAGGAACAGTGCATGGAGAGCCAGATGGCAGCATCGTGGGCTACGGAGTTCGGTGTGGCAGAAGATACGGATTTTGATGCATACGGAGCTGTCTACCGATATAAGAATATCCCCGGTGCAGAAAAACTTTCTGACGGAGTGATGAACTGCAAGGTTTACCGTATCAAGAAAGGCACCTGTAAAGGCTACAAGGATGCCAGCACACAAGTGACCTACGACCTCGAACTGTCGTTAAGAATGAGTCTGATACACGGCATGAATCTCAGTGGTGACATCTATGCCTATTGGGGTGGCGGTTTGGAGATGGTGGGAACCAACAAACTCGATACTGGAGGCAGATATAATCCGGAGCAGTTAAGAGACGCCTATGTGGATTTCTACCTGGAGACAGATCAGAGGAAATGGGTGGACGAAAATACATACACCAAGGCGAACCTCGGAACCTTCGGCTTTGAGTCTCTATATCCCAAGGTGGGAACCTTCGGTCCTCCTATCCTCTCAGAAGGATATACACAAGACCGCCTCGGCTTTACTCCTTACCAAATTGCAAAAGGTGGCAACATACAGAGCTGGCAGTGTTTTTTTGCACAATCCTATCCATATTGGAGCAGATGTAAAGACGAGCGTGTCCGTATTTGCTTGCGTTTACGTAACACTGCGAATGCTGTGTCTTGTTCGCCTCGGGCTTTGTATGCTCTCTATCCGTCGAATGATATGGCTGCGTTTACTGGAGGTTCCGCCCAGTGCCGAATCGTGCAACGTGGCGAATAATCAGAAATATCTTACAAACCAGAAAAAACGAAAAAGGAAAATGGAGAAGTATTATTTTGACAATCCGCAGCCAAGACTGACTGTTGGCGATGGTGTTGTTCTGCTGCTTGTGAATGGCAAGCAGGAGACGGGAACAATGGGTGGTATGCCTGACGGGAACGGACTGGAGACTACCGAAGCTGTAGAACGTAAGGTGTGGGTGTATGACGGTGTGCGTCTGGAAACTGGCGGCATGACATCGGAGGCTGCTCTGACTGCTGCGGCACAGAAGATGGTGCTGGAACAGATAGACAAATACGACACCTCCCCATCCGTGAACGGCTTCATGCTGAACGGACTGCGTGTGTGGCTGAACAAGGACACACGTGTGGGGCTGATGAACTCCACCCAGATTGCCAAGGGCATGGGAAAGACGACGACAACGTTGTGGCTCGAAGGGATGAAGATAGTGGTAAACTGCGACAAGGCTATCGGTCTGCTCTCGGCACTGGAGATGTATGCCCTGGAGTGTTTCAATGTGACGGCTGCACACAAGAAGGCAGTGTCGGAACTGAACACCGTGGAAGAGGTGCTTGAGTATGATTACACCAAGGGCTATCCCGAACAGTTGAGAATGGAGGTGAGCCTATGATGTGGATGGTCGTATTGAGTTGCGTGATATTCACGGCATACGTTTCGGCGATGGCGATGAAATACGGAGCAAAGGAAGTGGTGAGCGAATATGCCTACGAAGGTGGGATGACGCTCTTCACTGCCTGCATAGGGGCGAGCGCAGCACTGCTGATGCCGGCAATGATAGAGACAGCTCCCGACAACTGGAAATTCCTCGGTTTCCTCGCTGCCGCCTCACTGGTGTTCGTTGCCGTTGCTCCCCACTATAAAGGCGACGAGGCGAAGCTCCACAAGACCGCAGCGAAGATGGCAGGAGTGTGCGCAGTAGCCTGGGGAATGGCAACCTGTTGGGAGATAGTTGCTTTGAGCCTTGTGGCTTATGTGGGCATCCTGAAGATAACAGACAGCAAGTTGGCGTGGTTCGCAGCAGAACTGACAGGGATGGGGATGGTGTATGCGGTGTGTGCTTACAAGTTGATGGTTTAACTTTATAAATAGAATTGAATGAAAAAGATTGTGAATAGGATAACGAAAGGAGGTGCGCATGAATGAGGGACTGGCGAGAGGAGGAATTTTCCTGTTTATAAGTAGCGGAACATTCTCGAAGGAAGCACTGGGCGTACTGTATGACCTGCGGTGGATGCTGATACTGATAGCAGTGCTGATAGTCGCGGACTTCTGGTACGGACTGAGTGAGAGCCTTCAGAAGAGGGAGCATTTCAGATTTTCGAGAGCAGGAAGACGAACCTGCAACAAATTCATGGACTACATCGGCTACCTGCTGTTGGGAACATTCTTCGGTCTCGGCATCTTCGAGCCGCTGGGCATCGCCAACCACGTGACAACGGCGGCGGTGGGACTCGGCTTCGGGTGTATCTGGGAAGTGGACAGCATCGTGGGGCATATCTGCGCCCTGCATGGAGTGACAAACAAACTAAGTATAAAAAAATTCATCATCTGCCTCATTCGCAAGCGCAACAAGGACGTAGGCGATGCGATTGAGGAGGCACTTGAGGAAGAAGATGACAAAAAACAGAATTAAAATGAGAAAGATAGAAAGGATTTTCGTGCATTGCACGGCGAGCAATCAGTCTTGGGGAGTGAAGGAGCTTTGGGCAGAGTTCAAGGCGAAAGGATGGAAGCAGCCCGGCTATCACTATGTGGTGACCGCTGACGGAGGCGTACACCAGATGCTCGCAGTGGAAGAGGTGAGCAATGGAGTGAAGGGCTACAATTCCACTGCCATCAATGTGGCTTATGTGGGAGGAATAGAGCGACCGAACAAGAAGATTGTGGCGGTTGACAACAGGACTCCGGCGCAGAAGGCGACACTGAGGAAGCTGCTTGGCATACTGCACAAGAAGTACCCGAATGCGAAGATTATGGGACACCGCAGTATCTGGGGAGAGGACACACCGAAGAAATGGGAGAAGAGCTGTCCTTGCTTTAACGCGGTGGAAGAATACAAAGATATTTAGTTTTTTTTCTTCATAGTTTTAAGTAATAGTTAATTCTTTCAAGCCTCGGTCCGTGAGGATAGGGCTTTTCAAAAAGGCGTTCTTTGACTTGCTGGAATACCGCTTGTGCTATTCAAGAATTTTCTTTATCTTTGCAAGAAAATAAAAGCTGATGACAAGAAAGGTTGGCATTTTACAGAAGTTCAACACCCTCCACAAGGAATTGTCTTTGCTTGTCGGTTTTATTCTTGCCGTTGCCGTTACATCTTTCAGACTCGGTATGTATTACGAGGACATAAAGAAAGAACGTGAGATTACCGAAATAAGAAACGGACACACCAAAGAATTGCTTGAACAGAAAGAGAAATATATGGAGAAATATTTTGAGCTGAGAGAAAAGAACATTGAGATAATAAATGAATACGGTTATGGAAAAGAAAAATAGTAATTCACTGGGTTGGCTACTGTTTATAGTTACGGCTGTATTTTCCGTAACTTATTTCCTTATCAGCAACTATCATATAGACGGATTAAGGAAAGATATAGAACAGAAAGATGAAATCATACAAGATTACACCCGTCTTGTATCAGAGCCGAAGATGGTTTCTGACAGGAACGGCAACAAGATTTCCGTAGACAGCCTTGTAAAGGAAAATGCGAACCTTATAAACGACATATCCGAATATAAGACACGTCTTGACTTGATAGAACGGAACTATGATATACATGTAGAAAACAAAAACGGTCTTTATAAAGTCAAGGCAGACAAGGTTGATTCTGCTCTTCTTTTACTTAACATGTTCAGAGATGCAATTTCTTACGACCCGAGAACAAGGAATTGGGTCGTTACAAGAGTCAAATAAAGTCTTTGTCATATTGAAAGGCTACGTGTCCGTAGCTCACTCGTGTAGATATGCAAAGGCAATCTGTCGAGGTGAATCACTAAGCAGGCGGTATTCCACAAGTCGGGATGCCGCTTTTGTTGTATATAAAAGAAAGGGAAATGTTATGGAACAGGCAATGATAAGAGTTGCAAGGCTGCTTGCCGCATTCTTGGTAGGATGCGTGTTGTGCGGACTAATGACGCTGCTGACGGGATGTAGGAGCGTGAGGTATGTGAGTGTGCCCGAATATCACACGGAGTATAAGGTGAGGACGGACAGCTTCATCAAGAGAGATTCCGTGTGGGTGCATGACAGTGTGAGCGTGTGGATGAAGGGAGATACCGTGTTCAAGGACAAGGTAAGGACGAAACATGAGGACCACTATATTTATACGAACAAGACGGACACAGTGATGAAGACGGACTCCGTGAGTGTGCCGTTCCCCGTGGAGAAGAAACTTGGGAGATGGGAGCAGATAAAGGTGGATTATTTCGTGCCAATCTGTTGTGTATTAGCAATAATTTTATTATCTTTGCTATGGCTAATAAAGAGACGGTTTTGAGCGTTACGTTACAGATGATACGAGCGTTGCTGCAAGAGCTGATAGACCGCATAGACAGCGGAATGTGCAGCACTACGGAAGAGCAGAACGAGAGGTTTCTCAGCTGCCTGGAGATGTTTGCCGGCAGCAGGGAGAAGACGTACAACAAGACCGAAGCGATGAGGTATCTCGGAATGTCGAGGAGTAAGTTTGACAAGCTGCGGCGTGAAGGCAAGATACCACAAGGGAAGAAGGTCGTCGGTGATGTCAGCCGCCGATGGACGAAAGAGGAACTTGATACTTTTCATCATTTAAGTTGATATGTTATTTTACAACGATTTCTTTCTAAATTTAAGGTAATTATTGAATTGTTTTTCAGGAGGACAGTTCTGTCGGGAGGCAGGACTGTTTTTTTTGTGCCGTAATGTGGCAGGAGGTTGCCACGAAAAGCAATGTTGTGTCTTCGAAGAAACATTGGCTATATTTGCACCAAGTTCTGATTTTGGAACGAAACAGAAAAATTAAATTATCATGGAAAGTAAAACCTATGTATTTAATCCCGAGAATGGTTCGGGTGGAGCAGGAGGGAATGGACTTCTTGCCATGCTCCCAGCATTGATGCAGAAGCAGGGTGTAGACCCAGGTCTTATAGCATTAATGAACAGTAAAGGCAAAGGAGGTTGGGGAGACGACCTTATGGCAATTCTTCTGTTGTTTATCCTTATGGGCAACAATGGCTTTGGTGGCATGTATGGCAACAGAGGATTCGGCATGAACGGACAGGGCGGTGTTGTGCCTATGTTGAATAATGACGCTAATACAGCAGTTATTATGCAATCGGTTCAGAGAAATGGATATGACATTCAGAGCCTTGCTACAGCACTTAACACGTCAAGCGATACTGTGATTGCGGCAATCAACACGGTAGGTCAGCAGATTTGCAACCTTGGTAATACCATAGGTATGAATACAAATCAGATTCTTACCGCTTTGATGCAGGGCGATAATGCTCTGGCTACCCAGTTGGCAGAATGCTGTTGCAAGACCAATAACGCCATCACTGCGATGGATGGGAATATTAAGCTCTCTATATGTCAGCAGACACACGCCATCAACGATGCTGCAAATGCCAATGCTCTTATGCTGCGAGATAATGGACAGGCGAATACGAACGCCATCCTTAGCAAGTTGGATCAGATGCAAACACAGGCATTGCAAGACAAGATTGACAAATTGCGTGAGGATAAGAGTTCTCTGCTTGCCCAAATCAGCAATGAGCATCAGACACAGAGCTTACAGGCATTCCAAGCTCAGAGTGTTGCGCCGCTGAGTGCTGCTTTATCGGCACTGCAATCTGAAATTGCCGGAATAAAGTGTAAAATGCCGAATACCGTTGCTATACCTTATCCGCAGCTAAAGGCGTATAATCCTGACGTATTCCAAGCCGCAGCTATGGGTGCATACGCAGGAGAAGCAGCATCGGCAAAAAGTACTTGTGGGTGTTAAAGGAAGGAGGGAATATGGAACCATTTTTCAACAATCTTGTATTTGGTACGCCGTTCCCTTTCTTCTCTCCGGCAAGAACAAATAATCTGAGGAGAGTTGATGTAGGCGGCATCTATGAGTTGAAGACCAACGCTATACAGATAACGGATGAAAGTGCCGATTTCGGCATAAATCCATGTCAGTATAATGCTCTGCCGTGTGAAAGTATTGTGTTATTGAAGATTCATGCAGGCGTTCCGGCAGCAAGTTCAGCCTTGCCGGTAAAGATTGTTGCACCCATTGTGGGTAGCTCAACGGTAAACGGAACAGGCAGCAGCACAACTGGAACTACAAAAGTTCCCGTTGTGGATCATAGCGGAACTCCAATCACAGGTGCGAGTGCAAGCGGAACAACAGAGGCATTGGCTTACATCAACAAAAAGAGCGGTATCATCCGACTGCTTGGGTTTCAGCAACCCACAGGAGGCTAATAAAGTGTTAATTAAAAAAGTAGAAGAAAATGTTTCAAGGATTAAGACAAAATTCCCTATTCTATATATTGGAAAAAGGAGAAAAACCAAATCTGAAGATAGGACAGGTCGTGTCGGTAAGTAACCCACAGCAAAAGTTTCCGACATACATATCCGGACAGCCTATGAATATGGAAACGACCGTTGATGTGAAGGTACAGGTTGATAATGAACAGATGGACTTCCAGAAGCTCCCTGCCTTAATGCAGATAGCTAATTTCGGCAATGGCATTGTGGTAAGCGAGAGCAAGGAAGCCATGTGTAGTGAGGTTGATGCCTTGTTAAGACAATCAAAGGCTATTGTGGAGAGCGTGGACTATCACAGGAATGTTATCTCCGCTTGTGATAGGATGCTTGCTCAACTCAACCCACAGATAGCAAAGGAGAAACAGCAAGAGCAGGATATAAGCAACCTCAAATCAGACGTGAACGGCATGAAAGGTACTATCAATGATATAAGGGATATGTTACAGAAAGCCTTGAACGGAAGTAATATTAAAAAGTAAAGATTATGGGATATATGACAGAAATTACCGAAAACAAGTTTGATGAACTTGCGGAGAACATCGAAGAACTTATCCGTATCGGTGGAAAAACGATGTCTTGCATTGACAAGATGAGACGTGGGCGCATGGGCGAGCGTATGCCCGACTATAGGGACAGAAGCCGCTATGATGACTACGATGATGATGATTACGAGGGTCGCTACGGAGAGCGTCGGGGCGGCTATCGTGGAGGTGGCAGACGCTATTAAGTAAATAATCAGACAGGCAGAGAAGCGTATTTTCCCTGTCTGTCTTAAATAATTTCGGTTATGGGAAAATGCAGAATACCGCTTGACACTTACGATTTGAAGCCCGAAGGCATGACAGCGTATCTTAGATACAATGGATGGCATTTCAGCAAGAAAATGTGCGAATGGGCAGTCAGACAGATGCGGAAAAGCGGAAAGCCAATAGAAATGATGAAGAAAGATAGGGTTGATGAGATATTGCAAAGTCAATCATTAACTCTTGAAAATGATATAGGCTATGATTCGGTATATGTGGCTAATATGGCGAAAGCTGATTTTTGGAATAGTTCTATAAATGGTGAAGCGCAGCTTGCTCAATTCATCAAGGATATGATAGACGACGAAGACCAGAAAGACGGCTTTGTTTTCAACCGCTTTTATGCTGACTGCTGCCATAATGGTACTCCTATACCTTGGGAGGATTTGTTATGAGAAGAATCATAATAGAATTGCCTAAATATAATTGGACGGTGCGTTATTATCAGAATAGCGCTCCGTCTGATTATGCGGAGATATACGATGCCTTGAAACAAATAGGTTGCACTGGCAAAGCTCTTGATGATGCAAAAAGGCACCTTGTAAGCAATAAGAAAAATAAAGGCTTGACATATTCTAATATTAAGGATGGTCAGAGTGTTGTCGCAGTAAGTGAATCAACGTCTGATGAAGAATTTGTAAATACCATGTCCCATGAAGTGCATCATGTCGTATCGCATATATGCGAAAAATATGGTCTTGATATGTTTAGCGAGGAAATGAGCTACCTTACAGGATATTTGTGCGGCAAATGTTATGCTGGTTAAAATAACGTTAAAGAAATAACAATGAGCGAGATAAATGCCTATCTTTGCAAAAGATACTAACTAGAACGTAAAATCTTTAAAATCATCGACTTATGGACGACCAACGACAATCAAGGCCGCTAAATGGTCTTGACAGGAGAATTTTTTTATTTTATGAATGGGGCTTAAAGTACGTCCCAATCATTTTAATGGTATGCCATTGGTATGGCGTTTGGAACTTTCATCAGAATCCGAGAGAAATAATTATAACCATAAAGGAAAACGAAGGATGCATCGCTTACCTTTATTTCATGGCGTATATATTCCCTCTCTTGTTTATGCTTCCTGCGAGTTTGTTCTATGGTCTTTGTTGGATATACAGGCTACCATTCATCTACTTGATAGGTACGAGCATAATAAGGCTATATTATGATTCTATGCTTATTACTAATGAAATGCTTGATGCTGATTATATTCTGATTTTGTTTATGATGGCGCTTTATTGCTATTCCGTCGTAAGATATAACGGAAGTAGGATAGGAGAAATCTTTATCAGATTAAGAAATATAGGGAGGAAAAAGAAATGAGGCTGTGTGAAATGTTTGCATCTTTGCTTGAAAATATCGCCAAGCAGATGCGCAATGATGATTGCTCTATGACGGATGAAGAAATGGAAGAGTTATATCAGCAGTGCATGGCTCTTACTCATGGTATGGTGACTAAGCAAGAAGCGTGTGATAATGTATTACATATCAGCAGGGCGACTTTTGATAGATATGTTCGTAATGGCAAACTCCCAAAGGGTAAGTCAAGAATGGGTAGTCATGAGCTTTATTGGAGCAAAGAAGAACTGAATAAATTTAAGCGTGAGCAGAATGAGTAACTTAATGCTCAACCTATCTTGTTGATAATTAACGACTTGTAAAAAGTGTGAGTAACTTAGCGATGCTCACACTTTTTCTGTCTAAATTTGTGGCATGTTTAACTAAAAAATATAAGATATGAGACTATTCGACTTGATTAAAACGATAAAGGATAATGATGAAGCTTTATGCATTGTCGTTAATTTCATTACATGCTATCTCGCTGATGAGGATTTAGCTGAATTGAAGAAAGAACTTTCGATGTATGCAAAAAGTAGCACTTTTGATTAAAATAATATTTCATATATTTGCATATATGGGGTTTTATTTGTATATTTGCATATAGTTTAGTAGATGATATTAACCATCTACAATAAGTAGAACCAATTAATTTAAATTATGGATTATTTATATGTAATACGTGATGATGGAGAATATGATTATAAGGAACACTTTAAGTCATATTCGGAAGCTAACGATTATCGTCTAAGATGTCAAAGGCAATGGATTAATCATTGTGATTTTGTTATGTTAATACTGGATAAAAAAAAGTATAACTTAACGAAATTGTCTATTGATGAGATAAAGTGTTTGCTTGATAAGGCCTGTATTGATTTTTGATAATTAACCAATTAAAACATTAAAAGATATGAATGAAATTTTATTGCAAGGTGTAGAAACCTCAGAAAACAAGTTTTTTGATTTTGAAAAAGAAAAGACACAGCAAATCACGTTAAATCAATTAGAAAGAACATATCGTGAAAATGATGTGTATGGTAATCCCTTGAAAGGAATATATCATTATGACCTTTTCAATAGGGTTATTTCTGAATGTGAAGAGCTCGGATATAATGTTGAGGTCTATGATATGTTTGCTGCTCAAAACAGAGATAGAACACAACCCGGTGTTGTGAAACTACCACAAGTAGAAGCCGAAAGAGGAACAAATGCTGTAGAAGCACATATTTTAAGACGAGTTTTTGCAAACATAAGAATCACAGATTTTGATAATGATGAAACAACTACGAACTTATCAGTAGCTTTTCATCAAAAAGGCATTCAAATAGGATTTGGACCAAATGTTATGATTTGTCATAACCAATGTATGCTTTCACCAGAGTTGTATATGTCAAGTTACTCTGAAAAAGGGAGAAAAGGTACAGGTATGCAGATTAATGATATGCTAGAAACATTGAAGTCTTGGCTCGTTGATGCAAGAAGAATTATAGAGACTGATCGTGAGCGTATAGAGAGAATGAAGCAGACAAAAATAACAGCCGAACAAATGTTCTTGCTTATAGGTCTTATGACTGCAACAAGAGTAAAAGCCGATACCACTCGAAAGTCAATACGTGAAAATATAACTTATCCTCTTAACCAATCTCAAATCACTGTTTTCACAGAGGATATGTTGGAAGCATATTCATCTAAAGAATATGTAACGGCATGGGATATGTATAATTCTGCGACTAATCTATACAAGGCAAATAGAATGGATATTCCTGCATTACTTCCTCAAAATCGAGCTATGGTACAATTCATGAAAGAAAATGGCTTATTGATTTAATACATAATCAATAACCTTTCTGTTTACATCATCTATATTGGCAATACTTTTGTCAATATAGATTGATGTAGTTCTATTGCCATGAGAATGTCCTAATGCAGCAGCTATAAGTTCATCACTTATGCCGATTGAATATGCTAATGTTGCCCATGTGTGCCTTGCCCAATAAATAGATAATGAGTTAAACAATGGTTTATATTCAAATTTGTTCTTTTTTGAAAGCGATGAATTATATACCATGTTGACAATTCCTATTTTCTTTAGAGCTTTGTTTGCTCTACTTACAAATGTCTTATAGTTTGTCATTCGCTCCGAAAAATTTACCAGTAATTTTTCCCCACTATACCTATCTATTATATCTTGTGCTTCTTTCTCTATCTTTATTGAATATAATTTACCCGTCTTACGTCTTTTATATATAAGCCGGCCATCTTTTACGTCTTCTTTTTTACAATTACACAGATCAACAGGGTTTATGCCAATAAGATAGAATGTTAGTTTGAAATAATCCAGGTATTTTTGTTGCCATTTTTTTACAGGATAATCAAATAACAGTCTTAATTCTCCTATGGTTAAAGAACGTTTTTCTGTTTCTTCAGGAGTAATATTCATTTTCCTCATAGGATAGTGTGTGGTTATTTCATTGTCTATAGCGTCATTGATAACCGCGCGGATATTTCTAAAGTGAATATTTCTTGAATTTTTCTTTAGGCCTTCTTTTTTTAAGAAATTATCAAATGATATTAACCAGTCTTTATTTATGTCTTCAAAAGACATCGATGCTGCATTTTTATCAAATGTTAGTATTTTATTTAGCGTTGTTTTGTATATTTCCTTCGTGCGTTCAGCATTTCTGGATTCCATAAATTTCTTATATCTATTAATGAAAAGGTTTTGGATTTCTGCCTTGGGGTCCAAATAAGACTTTACTTTATTTTTTATTTGTGTTGATGTCATCTTTGTCAGTTCACCATGTGATGACAATTCCATAATAGCATTATCTATTTGTAACTTTCTATTATAGATATAGTTGTTTATTTTATTCTGGTTTTCAATATTAGTTGCTCTTTGTCTCTTTTCATCCCATTGCGATGGAAGTAGTTTCACGTCAAGGCTTATATACGAGGCGCGACCATGCTTCGTAATGACAACCTTTAAAGGAGCATAATTATTACCTTTTACAGCTCTTGTGTCTAAATAGAATTTTGTTGTTGCCAT